TTATTTGACAAATTTGTTAATTTTTTTGTTGCCACTAATAAATAATCCATTAGCCAACTGAATCCGCGTTGTGTCTCCGTACTTGACGATCTTAGCGGCATCAAACTCAGTCCCAGCTGGCTGCCAGTCCACAACATGTTTGAGGGCCTTATCTTTGTACCGATGAGTGCCGCGCACGGACTTTACCCGTTTGACACCACCATCAACGGAATAGTATAAGCGATTGACGTTGGCTTGGTTAGACGTGATGTAATAGCCATTTGCTAACTGGAATCGGGTAATTTTACCATAGGTTACCACTTTAGCAATCGCAAATACGGTGCCGGCTGGGAAGTTGTCTACTTTGTGCTTGAATGCAACGTCCTTGTAGCGATTGATAGCTGTCCTGGCGTAGATCATCTTGGGATTATACCGGTAGTAGATGGCCTTCTTCGGCTTAGCTACATGAGTGGTAGTGCCATAGTAGTAGTTTGAGTACATTTGGGACACATCGAAACCACCATAGCACCCGGGGAATTTATGGGTACTGGTCCACTGCCAACCATTATAACTACCATAAAGCTTTAGCCCAGCAGGGTTTGACGGGTAATTGGCAATCCACCCACCACGACTCGAATTGTTGAGTGGCATTGAGTTGGTCCAAGACCCCATGGTGTAGACATCGGTCTTGGGATAACCCATGCGCTTAACCTCAGCAACCCATGCTTTAATGATCGCAGCGTTTCGTGACCAACCGGAGTTAGTAGCTTCAAAGTCCAACACAATCACTGCATCTTTACCGAGTCCCGCGTTGAACGCACAGCGAGCCGCCATCTGAGCTTCTGCCTTGGCTCCCGCCACAGTAGTGAACCGCGCAAAGTGATAGCCGTTGACGTGCAAACCGGATTTGACTGCGTTTCGGATACTTGTCTTAGCTGTTTGGTCCGTAAAAAAAGTGCCCTCCGATAGCTTTGCGACCATCGCGCGGACACCATATTTTTTCATCGATAGCCAATTAGCTTTAGTCATGATTCCGTTATTATTTGACGTATCGACCATATCTAATCGGGGCATTACTTAGCATCTCCATCCGTTGGGGCTTGAGTAGTAGCCGGGACATTTAAGGGAGCGACTACAGCATCAGCCTTAGCTTTCTGTTCGGCCAATTGTACCTCTTTATCTGCGAACGCTTGCTCTGTGGCCGCCTGACCCTCATCAAATTTGACTTGTTTCTCTTGTGCCACAGTGTTTTGAGTGGTCATCAATTGATAGGCCTTTTCGATAGCAGCTGAGATAATAGCTGGATCAACATTATGGCCTAAACCGTTAAGCTGACTGGTGACATCTGCAACAGCTTTTTCCCGCTTTTCATCGCCAGGCATTTCATAAGATGCCGACAGCAGATGAACCGCATTGCTTGCCAGATTGTCCAGTAGACCAAGAACTTCACGCTGGTTGGCGGATTTATTGGATGCAATCTTAGTTTTTACGGCTGGATTAATTCGATTGAACCATGCTACAAACAAAAAGATAACGATGCCTAAAATACCGGTATCGCTCAACAATTGGATAATTTTGGTGATATTCATTTTTTATCATTTTCCTTTCCAACATTTTCAGCCATCTTTTTAAATCGAATTCGCAAAAAGTCAGGAATCGGGAAACCCATGACTTCAAGGTTTTCTAGAATTGAAATGGCATACTCTGCGATATAAAAAAGGACGACTGAATTTGAAATGGTATCAAATCCGAGAACGTCCAAAACTGGATAAATAGTAATTACTAAAAGCATGATTAACAAATGTTTAGCGAGGCCATACAGCCCGATTGAGCTGTCTGCCTTGTGTTTAGCGCGCGGTGAAAAGGATTTAACAATCCCCGTCAACAGGTCGGCCATAACCGCCCATAGGAACGCTTCGATAAACGGGTTATCAACCATACGCGAAGCAGCGCCTATCACGAGCGACCACCCAAAAGGGGTTGGTGGCATACTACATCATCTCTTTCCCACAAAAAATCCCATCAAAAAAGCACCAATCATCAATCCTAGGCCACAGGCGTAGAAGATGAATCGGTGCTGGTAGAGTTTTTTGCGGAGCCAAGGACATTTTTCACATCGTCCTGCAAGTAAGCTGGGACTTCTTCAATAGTACGACCACCGTCCAAAACGTTGGCGGCATAGATAGCGGCTAAAGCTGAAAATTTAAAGTTTAACATAGTTTATTATCTCCTTATTTGTTTGATTGTAACTGCGTCAAAACGGCTTGTGTATCAGACCGAAACGGGACTGGTACGGCTTCAATAGTCCGTGTGCCATCAATAATTGCTTGCGCGTAAATCTGCGCCAATGCAGAATATTCCATTGCCATCACCTCCTAGGATTCACTTGCTTCTGAACTGGCTGGAGCCGCTGAACTTGTTGCAGTTGAATCAGTGCCAGTCGTGGTGCTAGCCGGTGTTAGTTGTGAAGATAAGTAATCGACAGCTTCCATCAACCCCTGCTGAGTAAGTTCGTTAGCCGACTTCAATTCCTCATTACCTGTCTTTAACGCCTCGTTGTCAGCCTTGAGTTGAATATTGTCTGTCGTCAATTCTTTAATTTGATCAGCCTGATTAGAGATAGTCAGCCGTAACATGGCCTGTGAATGTGAGGGCAATTCTTGAGGACTTTGTAGCTCCCCATTGGAGTCCCAGTAGTAGAGTCCCCAGTTTTCTAAGAAGTAATCCTTCTCAATACTTGTGATTGTAACCGCGATAAGACCATCTGCTGAGTCTAGCTTAGGTAACTCCGCCACCCGGTTATTATCACCTTTTTTAACGTAGTACGTATATGCTTCCATAATTTTCCTCCTTTAATAAGCATTGATTCCATTGATTGTTGCATAATATGTGACTCTGAATGAGTGATAACCAGCAATTCCTGATGCTTCACCAGTCATGGTTGAACACAAAGTAGCATTTAGAACCGAAGCACCCGACTCAGCAGTTCCTGTGGCACTATAAAACTCAATGGTTCCGTCATTATATCTACAATAAATGTTTCTTGACTCCCAGCTTGTTTTTGCGGTCGCGAGTAATACAGACTTCCCGCCAGCAAGCTGCCTCTTGTTCACTTGCACTGTATCTGAACCAGTGAAGATAGCTGAAAAATCTCCGAAATCGGTAGATTTACCAAAAGCAGAATCCGCATCACAAGATAAAATTTTTCCAAATGAAATAGTGATTCCATTTTCGACTTTTGATAAATCCAACTGGTAGCTATTTTGTGTAGTCATGACTGTATCTGACGCCCAGCTCACTGATCCAATCGCTCGATTCAATTCCAATATAATCATTCCCTTAGATAACTTACTGGAAAAAAACAAATCATTATTGGAATACACTTTATTGATTTTACGAGGTCCAAAAATTTGCTTAACGTTTTTACCATTATGATAGATAGCCATCAGCAGCCACCTACCTTTATCTGATAGGAGTTGCTATCGCAGTGGTTCAGACGGGCTTCCGCCCCCCCTCCCCATCATTTACACGGTTAATCATTATACATTCCTCCTAAATTGCTTCTATCTTGGTTAAAACCGGATATCCATAAAGATAATTGGCACCAAAGGTATCCCACTGCTTTGACATTACCCAACCACCATTATCTTTAAAAGAAACTCCATGTTGACCTAGCACTAGCTTGTCTATGCCATCGCTCAAAGCCACAAATGCTGTCAAAGATGGGTTCGGCCAATCTGTAGTAATGTCGGTGGGGTTAAAGACCGTTGACTCATTAGCAGAATTCAACAGTTGTGGTCGCATTAAGGTCACCGTTGTTGGGTATTTCATCCATGTGCCATCAGCGGCCATGCCGTCAGAGGTAGTTTCTCCGCTTCGGAAATAGAACTTAAGCCCACTATCATAAGTCTTTTTGATGACTGCTGTGCCAAAGGTCAAGCGAATTCCACGTAAATCTTTGAAGGCAATCGGCAGTTCTAAAGGTGCTGCCAGCTTAGTCACGCCGGTTGGTAAGGACATACTTCCCGTGGAAAATAATGATTCCCCGGACCACAGAACTGAACTTGGTAACGCGTAATCGTGATAGGCATGTTGTCCCTTGCTATTGGCATCAACAATTTTGCTTCTGTGATACCACTTAGTCACCGTCCCAGATTTTTTGTAGATTGCCATTACTGACCACCTACTTTTACTTTACATAACTGTGAGTTGAGGTGGCCTAAAGACTGATATAGCGGTCTTTTACCCCCCCCCCCCATCATAAATAGAGTTAACTATTTTCATTTCTTTCTCCTCCTAAAATTGATGATAATGTTGAATAACCGTTGCTGATGACCCATCACGAACGCCCCAAATGTAAATATCGGTCGCATTAGCATCGAAATACGCTCCGCCGACTATATCAGTTGCTTGATTCATAACTTCATTGCCATCGTAATCTAGCTTATAAATCGATGACTTTACACCATCTTGCGTTACCGTATCCAAATAGACAAAACGACCATCACTTTTAGCGCTATTCCAATAGATACTTGAATAATTAATCGTCTTAATCTTGGTGAGTTTACCATTTAATAATTCATAAATCTGAATTGCCGTTGAAGAAAAAACAAAATAATGATCTTTGACCACTGCTAGACCCACTGCTGAATTTTGTCCACCGGTAGATGCTGATGTAACTTGTTTCAAAGTGGTCGCATTTAGTATTGTTAGGTTATCATTTTGTGCTATTCCAATCATGCCATCGCTATAAACTGAGTGATAACCAGAAGACATAGATACTTTTACGTCTTGGTGCAATGTGTCGCGATTATAAAGAAAAAGATTACCGTACTCGGCGTCATAAACCAGATATTGATTGGAATCCGGTAAGTCTAAGCTGACTCCTACGTTTGAGCCAGTGCTTACAGCTACTGATGCGATTGTCACACCGTCCATTGTTTTCTTGTAAATAGCTCCTTGCTTACTAAAGACAATGTTCCCTTCTGAATCATAAAGTGGCGGAAAAGCACTTGCACTGCCATAATCCATAATTGTTTTCATGTTATACGGCCGATCCGTGCCTAACGTGTATCTCCGAAGCTCACTAGATGAATTACCAGAGTAACTGACAAACCAAGAAGCAAAGAGATACCGATTATCTGGGGACACAGTGAATCCAAATAAATCAGAAATCGTCAAAGTCTCAACCAATTCCAAAGAGTTTCGTGTACTAGCAAAAATTTTAGGTCCATGTCGGTTGGCATACTCGGTCTTTTTATTTTTCGAGTGCCAAGAAAATACCTGACCATCTCTTTTAAAAATTGCCATAATAGCCTCCTATTCCTCAGTCGTGTAGTTGTGCAATGGGTCAGCTGCTGCCTTAGAAGCTGCTGTAGCCTCATCAGCCACTGCGGTGAAGTATGCCTGATTATCAATGGTTAGGCCATCAGTAGCGCTAATATTGAGCATATGGTCACCAAGTTTGACCCCGCCCGGCAAGCTTAGTGTGATTGCCGTTCCATCAGGTAGACAAATCTCACCTGTTGCGACGTTAATGGCCAGCGGAACAAACGTGTTTCCGTTTGCTGCGATTTTGTTGGCACCCGCGCCTATAGCAAGCGAATCTTGATTTGGCATGTGCCAACCAGACCACGTGAGAGGTTTACCTGACAAAATGTTGATGAGAACATTGCCTTTCACATCTCTATACTCTAGTGTCTTGTTAGCACCGCTTAGTGTCTTATGGACTACTAGCGCACCCCAGTTGATACCAGTATTTTCAAGGTCAGGGGCATTCTTAGGCAGTGGACCACTTATGGTATATGAACCATAATCAAGCGTCAGCACATCATCGCTTGCCGTCAGCGTCGTCTTAACAATCACACTTGGGTCAATGTCAGACTTCTTAGTTAAGATGTCATAGTTGACTTGTCCATCTACTAAGGTAATGGAAATAAAATCGCCATCAGCGCTGACACAGTACCCCACGCCATTTTTAACGCTGGAAATCGACATGGTGCCTTGAATTGAAGAGCTCACTGGATTACCAGTTATGCCAGCGGCACACCAAAAGGTGTGAATTCCAAGCGGTCGCCCAGCAATCCACATCGTGACGTTGCCACCATCCTTGGCATACAAAAAGGACTTCGGTGAGCCATCATCAGCAGAAATTTTTGCCTTCTGCCAGTTAGCAGTGTCCGCAGCCTTGACCTTGTCGCTAACCTGCGCGTCCGCGTATTCCTTGGCCGACTTGAGTGTTTCCGCGTCGCCATCGGCTAAATTCTTGGTGGTAGCGATATCATCAGGAATTAGGCCTGCTACTTCATCTTTTTTTACGTAGTCATCCAATGCGGCCTTAAAATTGCTATCAAGCACGTACTGTTTTAGAATTCCCTCAAGTTCTTCGTTAGAGATAGAGCCATCTGGAGAGATGACTATGTTGACATTATCTGCTGAACCGACATGCACCTTTAACCAGAAATTAGTTCCGACAACTGTTTTTCCGTCTTGAGCCACAATTAAATCGGGTTTAGCAGCAGTGGCAATTCCATATAAGACTTCGTCACCATCCTCGCTTTTTGCAAAAATAGCCAGCCCGCAAAGCAAATAATCTGCAGTAACATCTTGATTAGTGACTTTAACCGGAACATTAACTGTGTGATCGTCTTGCACGCTCACAACGCAAATTGGTAAGTCTTGAACCACACTATCCAATTTTGTGATCGATTTTAACTCGTCTGATGTCATGGATGACATATCCTTATCAGTCGTCTGTGCATGTGTGTACTGAATTTTTTTACCTGATAAGGTCTGCGCTGACAATTGATAGCCCGCGTCTGTGATAACTAATTGGTTCCATTTAGCCATGTCTTACCTCCTCACTTTCAATTTGATATTTTGTGACAACTTGCTGTGCTGAACGTAAATAGGACGTATTTGTAATGTTTCTTTCGATCATTTGTGTATCAACATCACTTGTCAAGACCACTGAGTTCATAGTTCGCAACACCGTATCGACGCACGCATCCCCGTTAAGGCTAACAACAAAAGAGACGTTTGATAGAGTAACTCCCAGCACTAGCGAATTTTGCAACTCTTTCAAGAACTCCGAAATAATTTCAGGATGTTCAACTGCGTCTAAAGGCAGGTTCTTCACTGAAGCGTGGAACGGTTCTCCAACCGCAGTTCCGTCCGGCTTAAGTTGATAATCGTTTGTAACTTGGAAATCATGAGGATCAACATTGAATGCCGCTGAAACAATCCGAATAATCTCATTAGGAGTTCCTTGTGACGTGCGATTACTTGATTTGAGTTTGAGCAAGAACCGATACAGATCATCGGATTTACCCGCTCGATCTAATCCCCAGTCATCCCCATAATCGTCAAGCTGACCGCCTTGCATGTTATCCAAGGCAGTAATGCGTTCCATGGTCTCGGAGTCCTCAATGTCGTTGTATAAGAACTTGTCAAAGACTCGCATCATCCGTTCAGTTGGACTACCAAGAGTCGTGTTGATCCGATTGGTAGGAACAGCTAGCACCTCGTCTTCGTGGTAAAGTTCAAATTCTGACTTACCCATTAATCGTCACCTCAATTACTTCATCACTTGTTTCGCCGACCGCGAAGTTATCAAGTTGAATATCGCTTCGTTTCAAATTGTCCTTGGAAGTTCCCCACTCCAAATCCGTAATGTTGCTGACTGACTCTACATCATAAATAACTCCAAATAGCTGAGTGTACTTGAGCTTATCGCCCATGCTGAACTCATCCATCCATGCTTGAATGCTATCCTGAATATCTTGGATAACTTCGCCAGTGGTCATCTCTCCGATATCACCCAGGTCAACAGAAATCTTCACATAAATTTGCTGAGTTGAGCCTACAGAAAAGGCGACGTGATTGACGTCGCCATTATCTAGTGGAATATTGAATTCTTGATCCCCAGTCAACGTAATCCCTAGTGCAACATTGTCGGAGATGGTCTGAGCAACTTGTTGTTCGTCCCCACCCAAGATATAGAGATGCGTTGTGTACGCCGGATCTCCTGCAACTGTTGGTGGATTCGAATTAACGATGTGCCGGAAACTTCTAACTCCGGCCACCTCAAATAATGCCGTTGCAATGCCATTAGGCGTTGGCGATTTGATGGCATTTTGTGTCATGAGAACACGCCGCCGTAAACTGTAATCCGTCTCCATGTCAGCTCCGCCAGTCGCAGCGGTTGGGTTTGTTACCTCCGTGATTTCTTCGACGAAGGTTACCTGATCCGTGATTGTATTGGCATCGCAGTTATACTCTTCACCGGTTTCCTCGGCATCAACTTTAACCGTGACAGTTCCATCAAGACCAATCGTAACTTCTTCTTCAGTTAGATAGTATCGGTCCTGATTATTGCTAAACATGGTTTCGGCATCAACAACGTAGCCTGCGACCCCTTTGATAACCAATTGTGTTGTCGCGTAGGCTGATGTGCTTCTTGCAATTCCCACGTTACTTGCTAACCGGTCAAGCTGTACTCCCTCTGCTAGCAGAATAAAGCGAGAATCGTATAGATCTTGCTTGGTTAAGTCTGATTCGGCGAGCTGACGCGCTAACGATTCTGCAAAGGTCTCAACGTAAGACCCGGTGGATAAGTCAGCATCTGGCCCTAGATTTTCTGCTTTCAGTAGCTCTGTTTGGATTGCCAACAGCCATTCTTCATAAGTTTTGGGCTCGAACCCAGTTAGTGTCATTGGCACCAGTAATTACCTCCTTTCTAAATTTCAAAACTGGCATCAAACGACAAATTAGGGTCATTATTTTCGGCGATTAAATCGTCATCTGATAACTGTAAAACTGTGTGAATATCTGCCTTACGCATTTTGTAATCTGGCGTAACCGCGACGCTCAACACATTGGCAATTCGATCATCCTGCTCCAGCGCCTCGACAATTTTGTCTGCCGCCAAATCTGCATTATCATTTTCACCAAAGAAGTCCAACCACTCGACGCCAAATTCAACATCGTTAGACGCCCAACCAACCTGTGAGAGTAGCCGCATCTCTAAGGACTGCTTTAGCTCCTCAATGCCGTTTACCATAGCCGTGCCGTTCGTTGGATCTGGATTGCCATTCTCATCTAGTTCAACATCAACACTCACTTGATCACCCCCAGCACAATGCTTGAGTCGATACTATTCGCTCGGTAGGGGTCAGCGTGGTAATTCTCCCCTTTTTTGAAGACTGGCGCACCTTCTGAAACGACTACCACAAGCACCTCATCTCCTACCTCTAAGGGGCGAGCTTTACCGTCCTTGATAAACATGCCAAAGTCTAACTGTCCCACATTACGAACTGCCGTTTGTTTCTTACCATCCTCTGTCAGAGCTCGGGGCTGAACCGTTAGCGGCGAAGTGGCAATTACCGCAGCTCGATACACGCCTTTTAGGCCTCTGATTTTCGCAATGATTCGCTGATCAATCAGCGACAAAAGCAGGTTCTCACCTCCTTTCATCTAGTCACCTCATTTCTTTTTAGCCTTAGCCTGACGTCTGGCCCGTTTAGCCTTCACGGAATTGCGTTCCTTAGCGTCCTTAGCTCTGTCATTTTTGGCCTTGAGCTTAGCTTTGGCTTTATCCTTATCGGCAGCGGCCTTAGCCTTTTTGAGTCTGGACTCATTAGCCTTCTTGTACGCAGCTAGTGGAACGAACTGGAAAGTCACCGTACTAGAAGATGACGTGTATTCACGCTGACCACCTAGCACTACGCACTTACCAAGATTCTTGACACCATCATCTACATAGACTAGAGCCCCGACATAAATCTCCTTACGCATCAGTGACTGAGCTTCATATTTCTGCCCGCTATAGGAACCATCATCACTTGGCGTTGGGTGAGTTAGTAACCCCGTCTCTGGTGTTAGATGGAGCTTGGCCTTCTGACCAGTGGTAATCTCACGAATATAAAGCTTGCCGTTGTAGATATAGACCGTCGTGCTAGCAATATCGGCTAATTTTTTAATGGCATTGATAGGCTTACCACTTACTGTGTAGTCGTTCGCAAATCTGTGATTGTAGACCAGCTTAACCGGTCCCAATGGAATCTTTGCCTTCTTGGCAATCGTACGAATAGCCGTGGAGACATAAGTTCCCTTCTTAAAAGACAGGTTCGCATACTTAATTTGCTTTGCGTACTTCGCCTTTGACTTCTTCTGTTTCGTCGTCTGCGTGTATTTTTTGCGAGTTTTAGACGCATAGTCCTTTCGCTGAGCAGCAATTTTCTTACGTTCAATCCCTCGATCATGCGACGTTGCATTAGGATTGCTACGTAACCAAGCATTCAGTTCCCTAGTCTTTTTCTGGTTATACTGGCGGATTCGGTCAGTGGCACTCTTGCCGCTGGCTTTTTTTCGCGTATTCTTTGTTTGCGTGACGCGAACTTTAGTCACCTTACGGACTTTGAGGACATCCCCACTGATGTCTGGAAAATGGTTAAAGTTGACTTGCACCGTTCGGTCCACACCATCTTGTGCCATCGGAGTAGAAGACTTGATGGTCCCCTTAGTAATCTGGCCACCATTTTTTGCTGTGGCATCGGCATTGTAAAAGCCCGCCGTTGCCGTAACCGTCCGGCCTTCTAGAAAGATACCAAACTCATCCGACGTCAGATTGTACATCGTCAGCTGGTTCATGTCTGGATTAATTCCCGTTGAAAATGGTGAGGTCAGTTCCATCGTCCCATTATGCGGTGCTTTGTCCCAGGATAAAAACTCCTTACGATGTTTTTTCGGCCAAGTCACGTAGATTCGCATATAGCGGTGAACCAAATCCATTACTCACCACCTCCCCCACTTTGGATAAAGTCCAAGTCGTCCAGTTCATCTAAGTCATCGTCATCATCGGGTTCGTCCGTTTCATCGGCATCAAAGTCCATGCTGGTCTCATCCCCGTCTGGGTTGAAGATTCCTTCATCCGTATTACCTGGATCAAGTTCGCCAGGGAAAGTATCATCCTCAGCAATCCAAATATCCCGATTAACATTAGCAAAATTCACCACAGTGGATTTGCCCGTTTCGTCGATCATCACTAAGTCCTCACGAGGCAGATTCTCATCATTTACCCCCGCAAAAAGCCGCTCACCAGCAACCAGTTTTTCACTGGTAATTAGGTCCTCACCATTTTCATCTCGCAAAGTGATGTAAAGCCGATCGTTGACATGGTTGTACCAGATTTCAGCTTCGTAATCGATGCCACTAAGCGTTACGTTAAACGTTTCAGGAAGCTGATACTTATTAAAATTAATCGTGTTTCGGTACATTAAAGCTCACCTACTTTACCCGAATTTTTTTACCAATTGGTAGCGCTTTGTCAGGGAACCCGTTCCAGCTTCTTAGTTTGGCAATTGAGGTCCCAAAACTCACATGATACCCCCAGTAAGTGTCCCCTTTCTTAATAGTCAGATACTTACCAGCCTTGGGTTTATTGGTTTTGCGGGTCCCCTTAGTAGGCGTTTTCTTTCCAGTATTATTACTCTTCTTAGTGATCGTTTTACTTTTAGATTTCTTACTGACCTCACTTTTGGCCCATTTCACATCTTCAATCGTAATCGAGACAGGAATTGCATTATCTCGAGGCGCATCATAAGTCGAAGCAACCGACGTTAGGACCGCGTGATTACTTTGGCGTTGTCCATGATGCAATTCTGTTTCAGTTCCGTTGGTGGACCAGCGTTTTAATCGATCAAGCTGCTCCTTCAGGCCTTTCATCTTCGATATCAGCGAGCCACCCAGCTTCCCATCAATTTGATGTTGTACCGGCGACGTCTGCGTATAGTGATTGACGTACTGACCTGGGGCAATTGAGTTAGTGGTCAGGTCGGTCGTGACCGTTTCACTCTCGGTTGTATTGTCGATGTACACGTAGCTATTAATACTTCGTGGATATTTGGGAATGACGAAAGGCCTCTTAGCCTTCCAGTACCCCGGCTTATCCTTCTGCATTTTCGCAATGATCTTTTTCTTCAGTTTGAGAGACGCCTTTCGCCGCTCAGCAGCCTGGCTTTTTTTGAAAGCAGCCAAGTTACTTTTGGCCTTGTTGTACGTCCCTTTAGTCTTATTAGCTTTTCCCTTGGCCTTTTTTGTTGATTCAGTGGCTCGTTTGATTTTCCCATCAAGCGAGTTCTTTTCGGTGGTAGTCTTGGCTTTAGACCGTCTCGACTTCAACTCGCTCAACTTTTTATTGTTGGCGTTATAGGTGTTCTTGGCCTTGTTATAAGCAGATTTGGCCTTAGTCAACTGAGAATTGTATGATTTCAACGTCTTCTTTTTCGCCATGAGACTGCCTCCTTTTATTTTTTCTATGTAAAAGGCCTCCCATCGCTGAGAGGCCTATTTTCTATTCTGCTGACATGAGCTTAGCGGCCAAATTGTTCATCTTAGCCTCGAAATCACGCTGGCCCTTGGTCTCCTGCTTAGCAATCGTCTTGCGTACAGCTTCGGGATCGCTGACGGCTTGAATCACGTACTTAGGACTGTACGTAATTTGTGGACGAAGAACCATCCCGCCCTTAGAAGGTTGGGTAGTCGATACACTTTGCTTAGAGAACTTGGTCTGCGATTCTTTCATCTTGGCAAACTCATGTTGCATTTTCGCAAATGTCCTGAGCTGACCAAACATGCTATTGGGTGCCTTATTGGCGCGATCACTCATGGCTTCCAGCAAGAGTTTATCTGCTGACGGACGACTTGTGTTAATGGCAACTTCGTTTTGGCCTTTAGCCTCGCCAAAAACGTTGACCTTACCATTTTCAGCCCAACCACCGTTAGCATACCAATTGTGTGCATGTCGAAACGCTAAAGCTTTACCAATAGTGCCATAGCGGCTCTTGATATAAGACTTATACCATTTCAATTGAGTAATTGGATTTGTTCGCCAATCAGAACCCGCAGAAGCCATTTTGGAACCGGGAAGGGATTGTGGCAGCCCATAAGCCCCAGATGGATTTGAGGCCTTAGGATTCCATCCTGATTCTTTAGAAATAATCTCATTCGTAGCATTCCACCATGATTCAGGAATACCAGCCTGTTTAAGCCAATGTTTGTGACTGCCAGCTGGTGCCGAACTTGTTCCGGCTGAACCACCATCGTCCTTAGGAGCAAGTTTATTGCTAACCCATTTGAGGCGATTACCAAGCTCAGACTTAACCAGCTTGGACAGTGCTGAATTCTTCGCCTTAGACTTTGGCTTGGCAAGACCAGAACTTTTACCATGCATTTTAGTAACATCGTACCAACCACGGGTGCTTTCTCCACCGTGATTCCAAAGCGATCCATGAGAAACTCCAACGTGTAAATGGGCCCCGCTACCGGATCCATTTAGCGGTCCGAGAGTACCAATGACTTGACCGGTCTTAACCTGGTCACCCACCGATACTTTGATATTTTTCATGCTACCAAATTCCTGATAGATTTCCTGCCAGCCATCGTCACTCTTAATCGTAATGACCTTACCCAAGGCCCCTGGAGCCCAGACAGGATTACCAGCACGTGTTACGGTCCCACCATGAAAAGCACGGAATGGTGTTCCCAAACTAGCGCCAAAGTCAACACCATCGTGTGGGAATCCCCGTCCAGCACTCTCTCCAAAGTTTTGACCATTTCCACCAGTGCTCCAACCAGATCCTGGACTGTGGGCCCAGTTACCGCCCGCACCAGCGCCACCAGACATAGCATCTTTCAACTGTGACCAAACTTCGGCATTCCACGGAACACCAACGTGATTAGTGGCCCCTTTGGAAGTCGCCATCAAACTTTTCCCAAGGAAGGTACTCTTTTCGTCTTTCAGATTACCGGTAAAGTCACGACCCCAAGCCTTCTTAGGGTCCTTAGCACTGTTCTTGATCAGACGTTTAAGTCCGCCAGTGCCTTTAGCAAAGTGTGGTAAAGCACCAACATCCTGCAACTGAGCGGTTTCAGTCCCATTCAGGACTTCATCCCCTGGTCCCAGTGGCATAACCACATCATTACCCTTAGGCAAGTAAGCATGCCCATTCGGTTTAATAATAGCTTCTTGCCGTGGTCCGACCTTTGCATCATTCACAACGGCCATCGTGTGCTTACTGATGGGCCCCTTGCTACCTTGAGCGTAGTGGATCAGTGGTAAGACGCTGCCACCGCCACCAAACTTGTTCAATACGGTATTAATTCCTCCGATACCACCATTGAGCTGTTTGATTGCTGCAGCCATCTCTTTATGGGCATATCCCGACAACTTACCGAAAATCTTGTCAAAGTCCGATACCATGGCCTGCGTAACGGAGTTCATCCCTTTATGCAGCTGGTTCATTTGAACCATTGATCCCTTCTGCATGGTGTCAAAATCACTGACAGTGTTTTTACGAATCGTATCGGTTCGCTTGCCAGTATCCTTCTGAATGCCGGTAAACTCACTTAGATTAGTTTTGCTGAGAAGCTTGACGCTCTTAGTCGAATCCTTTTGCATTGATGACCAAGACTTCTTAGACCCCTTTTGTAACTTGGTCAGAGACTTCAGCGAAGTCTTGGACGAAGCGCCATATGCATCAAACTTGAGGCTCACTGACCCCTTATTCTTCTTACCTTTAACGAGCTTTGCCGTTCCACTTGCATAGCCTGGAAGCGTCATTCCCCGTCCAAGACCGCCAGCAGCGACGTTAGCAGAATCTTTGGCATTCAGAATTCGTTCGCCGGGTTTAACCCGTGCCAACGTTGGTCCATTTTTACCAAGCCAGCGCATGTAGCCTTGGCCCGGATGATAGGCCATTTCAGGACCAGCTTCACCCACTAAAGCCATGTGACTGGTAGACATTAGCCCACCGGCCGCATGACCTTTAGCCTTGGAAGAACCCTTAGATGACTTACCACCACCAAACCAGCCTTCTACCGACTTGATTGGGTGCTTCATAAATCCACCGACACTCTTACCAAAACTAACTAAACCATCCCAGATTGACTTGATAATATCCTTGAAGACATTGCCAATTGTGCCAAAAATACCAGAGAAGATTTGCTTAGCGTCTTTCCAGGCATCTTTCCAACGGCCATGGATTAAATCCGATACCAACGCAAATGAACCAGACACCGTTTTAATCAAGCCTTCAAGGATATCAGCAACAACCTTGATTGTCGTTTTGACAACGGCACCAAATACTTTAAAAGCCGTGCCAGCAATCTTCATCGTAGGAACCAGAATTACCTTGAAGATCTTCAACGTGTCTTTAATCGCCGCGCTACCATTCTTACCAGATAGTGGCTTTACAACGTAACGATTCCAGGCTTTTGAAATCCCCTTAGTAGCTGATCCCCACACCTTTGTAATTGATTTAATGGTCGTCTTGAACGGACTGAGCAGCCCACTAAATGTCTTCTTAATGCTAGAAACGGCCGAGCCAATCGACTTCTTAAACTTCTTAGGAAGTGACTTTTGAATGGTTGCACCAAGCTTAGTTCCCAGTGCTTGACCAATTGCCGCACCGGCCATGCCCCCAAGCGGACCAAGCATCGATCCTATAGCGCCACCGGCCAGCATCCCCCCGGCTGAACCAACCTTTTTACCAGCATTCTTTTTGTTCATGCCAATCAGATTGGTTCCAGCCATTGCAACGTCAAGTACTGGTACTCGTGACGCAACCTTGCCGCCTAGTTTAGCTACCTTACCACCAAACTTTGCGACGCTTCCAAGCCTACTATTCTTAACGAAGTTAGCTCCACTCTTAGCCAGATTCCAGCCACCTTTAGCCTTACCACCAACCCACGATGCACCTGAAGCAATGCCGGACTTAGCTGTATCCATTCTGGATAGTAATGTCCGGCCTGGACTTACATTGGATACAACTTTTCTGGTAGTTGCGTGAACTGTTCGACGGCCTTGCCGCATTCCAATCCAATCAACACCATTGGCGACTAGACTTCCAGGCACTCTGGCACGTTTACTAAAATGGGTCGTTCCAGAACGATCACTAAAATTTTTAGGATTATTCTTACCCTGACCAACGCCTAAGAATCCAGCAACCTGATCTGCAATTCCTAGCTTACCTTTGCTACCCCCACCTAGCTTAGTGAGTGAGGTTAACGCACCATGAATCTTCAGTAGTGACCCTGCCAGTAAAGCCAGAGGTCCTACCACGGCTGCTAGACCGACACCTAAGCTGATAAACTTTTTGGTGGGTTCTGGTAGCGCTTGAAATCCTTCAAGCATATCTGCCAAAGCCTTCGTTATTTTCGTCAGCGAAGGCATCCATGCATTGGCGATATTTACGCCAGAATTCAGAAGACCCTGTTTAAATCGATTCCATTGGTTTTGGAAAGTGTTCAAGTTCTTTTCAGATAACTCAGCCACATATCCCTTGCCGTGGTTCATATTCTGAGACTTCTGAACCTTTTTATCCAAGGCATCTACTTGCTTATAACTAGTTCCCAAAGCTTGAGCAGCTGAAGAAGCGTTCACACCAAAAAGGGCCGCATAAATCGCGCCCTTATCCGTCTGACTCATCTTCATTTTGTCCATCTTGGTAGCTAGCTTGCCAAAGATATCTTGAATCGGTAAAAGTTCTTTCTTAGAATCACGAAAATCACTGTAGCTTAACCCTAGCTTCTTCATTGCGTCAGGCGCTTTACCTTTGCTTGGCGGGTTAACCAGGCGTTGATAAATCTGTCGCATTGAAGTACCGGCTTGACTACCATCTATCCCAAAATTCGAAATATCACCAATCGCCGCAACAGTCGTATGAAGAGATTGATGAGCAGCGTGTGCATCAGGCCCAGAGAACTTGAGAGCTTCTCCCAAATTTCCAAAACTAGTCGCCGTTAAGTCAGCTGAGTAGGCCATCTGGTTAATGGCTGTCTTACTAGCGGCTGCCATCCCCTTAACTGAATTGACTTTCATGCCAAATTGTTCGATTGCCGACGCCGCATTATTCACGACGTCGGAATAGGAGTCGCCAGAGGCAATAGCCCCTTGAAGATAGGATTTCTGTGACCCGAGTGCTTGATTGGTCGTATAACCACGTCTGATCAGCGTCTCATATCCTTCACCAATCTTTTTAGTAGAAACGCCATAAGCATCCGAATACTTTGTCCCATCTTTCTGCATAGCGGCTACGTTCTTCGTGACCTCAGCCTGTCGCTCACCACCAGTAACGGCTAAGTTGGTGATAACCTTGTAACGATTTTGAAGATTGGTAGCAGTCTTAATTGCGAGGCCAGTACCAGCTACAATTGCAGCCGTTGCAGCTGTTGCCTTCCTACCAAACGATTGCATCTTATTGCCCAATCCGGTCAAGTCTCGACTTTGCTGCTTGAAGTATGAAGTGCCACCAGCTTTTTTCATTGTTCGTGAGAGTTTGGTAGTCTGAATAGTTGTCCAATTAATCTTGCTACCAGTGCGACCAATCGCCCCGGTTAGACTATCAAATCCGCGGGTCTCTTGCCGAATGTTCTCGGGAATACGGCTATTACTGGCCTCGCGGTTCAGCTTACCAACAGCTGTTCTAGCACCTTCAACGGACTTGCTCAGCCCCGGAACTAGCTTGTCAAGTTGTTGAATGGTCTTCTTCATCCCATCGAGATTAGAAAGGCCATCAATATTAATGCGGTAATTAATTCTGTCGCCAGCAATATCAGGCATTACGACCCCTCCTTAGCTCCAAAGGCTAAGGCAATCGCGGAAGCCTGCGTGTACTTATTCATTTTCGTACGTTGCTCCGTCGCATACTGTAGGATGCTTAGTTCGTTACCCGACATATGACTGATTTCTTCACGAGTAATATTGACTGCCCCGTGAATATAAGCAGACCACTCCATCGCTAATTCAGCATTACGAGCAAAGATCTTCTCAATCTGGCGCTTATTGAAGAAAGTATTAGTTCTGGAGATAAAACGTGACGATGATGCTCATCACATCATCTAGTTCTGCCTTAGTCATGCCAATTTGAGACAAACTTTCAAGCGATGCCTTGTGAATTGGCGCCCGGTTAACTAAGATAACGCGCACAATTTCACTTAAAATCATCTTATAAACGCCCAAATTGTTGACGGTCAAGAATCGTTCACCATCAGCGGTTTCGTTAATACGTACTTGACTATCAGACAGCTTCGTGCTGACCTCTAAATCAGGCTTTACGACCGTAATTCGTAAGTTTTTACCGTTTTTTAAGTCATAATCAAGGTTAAAGTTATCATCAACTTTAATTTCTTGATCATCTTTACGGCTAACTGACGGCAGAGTGTCGACTACTTCAGGATGTGTATCTGCTTGTTTTTGCTTATCAGTCGGGTTTGCAACAGAAGTTGCATTGCCAGTTACCGTAGATTTTACGGAATCTGTTACAGTGTTAGAACCCCCAGGAACGCCTTCTGCAGGGTTATTGTTTTCAGTAATTACATCGTCTTGATTATTCATGAAATCCTCCTAATTTATATGCCTAAGCTGCCTTGTTGCCTTCCAGACTGATCTTGTTGCAAGAGAATCCAGCATCGACCGTCTGCGCACCGCCGCCAACGTTGATATCTGGGTTCTTGGTGAGCAATGCCTTGCTTGAAAATACATGTTCGTATGGCGTAGTAATGTCGATTTTGTGATACCCGGTTGAGGCACCAAATCCCATAACATCTTGCCAAGTATCTGATGCGCGGTTTAAATGCAGCGTGATAGTCCCACGGCCATCATGATTCTTAACCGCCGTCCCTGCACCTTGTGCATCAATTTCAAGAGTGACATTGTCGGTTGTCCAAGAGATAGAAGCCATATCATTACCATTGAAATACTTGACCAATTTGTCATCCAAATAAATGGCGACATCGGCTGCATCAAATAGTGGTTCATCATCTTCTAGTGCTTGGTTTGCTAAATTTTCAGCCATTATTTTTCCCCCTTTACATCACAATTGTGTTTTCAATGTAAACGTCTTCAACCATTCCCATTGGATGGTACTTCGTCTTGATTCCGCGCATTTCACGCTTCGTTTCATAACTCTTAGGCAATTGAGATGGCGTCAAGTAATCTACGCTATAATCCGGTTTACCGGTCTCGTTACCATCAGCATCAACAGCCGGAGCAATGATGTCCAAATCTCCTGCATCTAAGAAGGTTCCTCGAATTACATTAACGACCGCATTAAATCCAACTTCGCTGTAAGGGATACCTTGAGCAGCGTTTTGAATGAATAAGTTGGCCACACGTGAATTGGCTTCGTTTTGAATCCAATCCCAGCCAAGAATGGTATCAATGTGAACACCATCCGCAGACATCCGAGAACTCGTAACTCTTGGTGATTCAAGGACATAGGCGTAAGTTACGATGTTATACTTGTCCAGATCAGCAAGATCATCTGGCGTAAAGTCAAATCGATCCTGTGGCTTGGTATAGGGTAAGTCTCCTAAAGCGTACTTAACTGCAGAATGAGGTTTACGACCGTACTCAGCCCCTACAAAAGCAGCATCAAGCACGTTGTTGTAGGTATCTTGTACATCAGCCGAAGAATCATCCACTTCTGGTAAAGTGAACTTCATCGTCCGTTTGTTGTCGGGATACTTCCGTAGCTTGGTTGGGTCATTGGCATACAGAATGAACATCCCTGTATTTTGCAGTTCAATGAAGTTAGAAATTGCTTGAGCCACCTCATCGTCAAAGTCCACTAGGAACCACATTTGTGGTCCGGCAAAGTAATACTTCTTTAGGGCCGTTACGGCGCCTGTAGCATCAGCGCTCATAGTTGGAGTTGTTGTCGAACTTGATCCGCTTGATGCTGTTACTTTTGCACCATCGCTCGTTGCTTGTGACTGAACGTTAGTTGGATCGTCGACTGCGGCTGTTACCGGTGCATACGTCAAAGCTAACAAGCTAGCTGCTTCACCATTTGCAGTAAAATAGGCCCGTGCCTTTTTCCAAAACGGAGAGTACATATCGAAATCTTCAGCGACGGCGTCTAAGTCGTCATAAACCTTGATTCCTTGTTTTTGTCCCTTAACTAATCCACCAGCAAATACTGTCTTGGCAGCCGTTGTGTACTGGTTAGAAATGTGAGCCGGGCTAATCCGGTTCACCGTGCTGAATAACGTACTAGTCATTATTCATCCTCCTTTTCTGTATCAAAAAAGCCCTCAACGGCGTTAATAACGTCGATTGGGCTGGTGTAGTGTCGCCAATATTGAATTGTTAGATCAAAACCATGGTGGTGAACCACATGGAATGGTAAGGCCGTCACCGAGCGTGAGTGTGGCGCTGTAGCCGATTGAATCGTAATTCGAGCATTGGTCCGTAACCATTGTCGTACATACGGATCAAGCAGGTACGACCGTAAATCACCACTCTTTTGCATCCCCTGACTCAGGGAATCTGCGAAAACGTCCAAGGAAACAGTCGTCTCAAACTGGCCTTCGTTCGCCGTAGCATCACTAAATATTGGATCATCGAAGGTCAACGGATAGTAGGTGATAAATGGCGTTTTCTTTGCACTGACCACTTGTGCATTGGGAACTACAGGACAATCCGTTATCTTCTCAATAATTTGCATCAGTGGTTGAAACATTGCCTCAAAGTCAAACGTCTGCTTGAATGGTTGGCTCAAGAGTGTCATCCCCCTTCAAGTAATAAACGTAGACGCCAAAATGACGATGATAAGGGTTCTTTTGCTCCACCTGTAAAACGTGTCCAAAACACTCGACCAGGATCCCTTCACGATAGTCGTGTTCAGAATACCAAGCGTAGCTCCGTGGCAAGGTATTGCCGCCACCATCTAATGACTGGGCCATACTCATTGCTAACGTCACATTAGAAGTTTTCGGTACTACCGGATCATTTAGCTCCTCCACATCGGAATCATGAGCTAAATCGGCGGCCGTAAAGGGTACGACCTCATTCATTCCGTTGGTTTTCCCACCATCAAGGACGTTAAGCGTAGGGTGCACCTTGATTGGTTCTGAGAAAAAACTCAGCGCTTCATAAAGATCACTAATCTCCGGCACGCTTTAACACCTCCTTATCGATTGAGCGGTAAAGCCCACCAGTATCTACCAACGGCTGATTGCGTCCCTTTTTCTTGATGGTGCTAGAAGCGTTAACCGGACCCACAATATCAATTTGGTTTTTAACATCTTCCACCATCTGATCACCGACCATCTTATAAGCCTTGTTACCAGTTAATCTTCCGGTAACCACTGCTTTGACTGCTTCTCGGCTGACAAAGCGCCAACTATGCTTACTGTTACGGTAAACAGCTCCACGCAAAAAAGAACGCGCTGGAATTTTATCAGTCCCAAACTCGTTATACCGGACAATCTTTTGTAATTCTTCAGGCGTGTGCTCCGGGACTGATTTAATTGCTCCAACACTCACCTCGGCGGCATTTAATTGCTTCAAATGCCGCTTCTGCATAGTTAATTTGTTCAGGACCTTATCTGCCCCAGATTCCATTAGGCAACCAGCGGAATTTTCAGCGTCTTGCCAACGGCCAGCTCGTTACCTTGTAACCCATTAGCCGCATTTAAAGCACCCACAGTCGTCTTATCCCGAAATTTCAGCCACAGGCCATAAACCGTATCGCCGTCCTGTACCCGGTAAGTCGCAAACGGAACTTCTCGTTCATTAATGAGCACTTGTCCCACTGGTTTTAAACCATTCGTTTTTGCCAAATTATCCATCCCTTTCTATAGAAACTGCACGCCAACCTCTCCATATCCCTGTTCGTTGAGCAAATCCTGAAACTCGTCCCAAGCATCATCATCCATTGCCTTATCAAACTTTGTGTAGGTACCGTCCTCGGCCTTTACCGTCTGAAAACGTTCCTTGTGTTTGAGAATACGAACAAACAGTAGATGGCAAGCATACAGGCGAATAGCCCGGTCAACACTGCCATCTTTAATTTGATAACCTTTGATGGATTCTTTGGCGTCTGCAATGGCCGACGCTACTTGAACCACATCAATCTTAGTGTACTTAGGCAAACCGATAATTAATTTAGAAATAGCGTCATCTGTCATCGAAGTCACCTGTCCTAACCAGCTTTAACAGTCGCCCCATCATCGGTTGGCGTACTTGATAAATCAGTTGGGACCGTCTCCTGAACCTTATTCACCGTAAACCCAGGTACTGGAACCCGGTTAGATTCTGTCTTTGCACCAGTATCGTCCGTATGAGTAGCTTCGTATTCACCATCGGAAACTACCGTACCGGCAGCCAGGCCAGTGACAGTTGCACCGTCCTCATCCGTCCCAGTCGCAATCGGCGTCTGTCCATCTTTCTTATACACATTTAACTTCGTAGCCATATTTTTGCCTCCTAAGCAAGATAAGCTAATAGCTGTGCCTTTGTATCAGAAGCCTTATAGACAATACTGTGCTCGTCTAGGTAAGACTTAATCTGGTCATTAGTCCAGCTGTCGTCAGGAACGCCGCCTTCTTCAGGCGGCGTCGCTAGTTTTTTGCCGAATCTGTGGTGGACTTAGTATCGCTAGTAGTCTCGGCAGTTACCCCTTGGGGCTTACTCGCTTCACCAACATTCATTACCATCACATTTCGAACCTTATCAAAAGCCGGTAAAATATTTTGCGAAACATGAACCAGCGTTGATACAGGGTCGTGAATCCGATCAGTATAGATAGAAATTCCATCGTTTGTCCGCGATAATTGAACTGTTGGATCACCAACCAATCCCATATCCTCATTAGTATCGGTCCAAACCATGCGACCTAATGGTCCTTCCGGAGCCAATACGACGGTATTATCTGGAATAAATCGGTCGGTCCCAATACCCTTATTGTAGATTACAACCTTAATTCCAAGCGTCTCCTCTACAAGGTTCAATACTGCCGATTGTGACAATGCCACACCATCAGTAGCTCGTCCGTCTGTTAACGTTGAAACAACTTCACCGGAATTTCCAAGCTTACGGAAAGTTCGACCATTCATAAAGGCAATCCCAATCGTTGTACCATTGTCATCGCTGATTTTATCCATTTGAACCTGGATATCATCTAATGGCTTGGAGTCTTTAGTACCCCATTCCGTTCCCACTTGAATATCTTTATGTTCTTCTGGCATGTGGAAATCACGGGTGTAAAGTAAACTATTGCTACCATTTCCATCATCACCATTGACCACAATTTTACCGGTCGTCAGGGCTTGCATAGCCATAATTTCACGAGTGCCATACCCGAACGTCAGCAAATCAGTCAGGTCATTATATTGCGTACGCGTGATAGCAGCAATTTCATCCCGACTAGCATTATTAGCAAGAGCGCGGTTAATATCGCGACGCCGTTTTTCATTCATGCCTTTGTAGTTCTTGAATGGAATTAACGAATACGATTCGCTCTCGAATCCCCGGTTGCCAAGCTTAACGGAACTAACATCCTCCGTAGTGGCTGTCATCATACGTAACTTTGACTCTTCACCAAAGTAAAGCTTTGTTGTATCAGTAGTGCTATAAACTAGGTCGAAAATACTTTGATACAAGTAAGGTTTGCGCTCATTGGCACGGTCGTTCCACCATGCAATGATGGACGTCGGATTTTCAATATCTCCAATAGTAAGCATTTATTTTCCTCCTCTATTAGTCTCGATTAATAATTGTTACTTTAGGCAATGCCGTCTTTAATGCCGTAATGGTCTCATCGGTATACAGCTTACGGGTGTCATTATCCATACGAGCCAAGTTAATAGTGCCCGCAACAATAACCGAGGCCGGTACTGCCCCATTGGCAATATTGTAGTCTTGACGTAAAATACCTTGGGCCTTGGTCGCATCCGTTGTGGGATTGAGAACCACCGACCCGTCATTACTGGTCAAAAAGTTCTTATCAGCAGCTAGTAACGTTCCTCCCAAGATGTACTTTTGCCCATCTGGGTCTGCCTTAGTAGTAGGATCATCAATCATGTTAGCGATCGACGTAGCATTATAGTCATCGATTAAGATATCGTTGCTTCCAAATACTTGTTTCTTCATAATGTGCCTCCTATTTTATTTAATATTTACTCTGCAATGGAACATTAGTACCGCCCGACTTAGCAACATCAATGCCAAAATTAGTGTTTGATTCTTGGTGCTTAGTTGCTGATGGAACTCTGCCCCCAACGTATTCACTACGTACTTTGGCTTCAGCGTCCTTTTTAACACTAGTAATGAACGTCAAAAGTTCACCAGCATTCTCAATAGTTTTATCGCGATCATCATCAACAAACATTGAAACAATATTCTTAGGCATATCAATATGACTCTCTTTAAACACATCAAGTGTTGAATCAATAATATCGCGACGCGCCAATTGCTTTTCTAATGCTTCAACTTTGATTTGTTCGGGCGATTTTTCTTTCTCTTCGTCCTCTTTATCGCCTGATCTAAGCTTCTTCAACTCGCGCTGAGCTTGCTCAAGCTGTTGCTGAAGTTCATTTTTCTTGCTCTGTTCTTTACCGATACGACTTTGAAGTTTTTCAATAACCTTATCGTTATCAGATCCAGCATCATTTGGATCAGTTCGAATATCTTGTTCCTCAGTGGCTTCAGTAATCGTCTCTGTTGATTGATCGTCATTAGCATTGGCTTCGTTATCATTGCTTGCATCGCCATTTGTTGAATCGTTCTCAGCAAAAAACTGCAGCTGCATTGGCATTAATCCATTAAATCGTTTCATACTAAAACTCCTTTCGCGCATTTTAGGTCGTGGGAGACCATATACTCAGGTTGTTCTTTAGCGTCCGCAACACACGGAAAAGGACAAAATAAAAAGCCTTCATAGGCTTTAATAATTGTTAAAATCCACAAAATTTGGGTCACTAGCTGGCGTCTTATGACACCGACAATTAGGATGGCTATCATCTGGTATCAAGGGGGCATCGTCAAGCAAATATGGTCCATTAGAAGCAGTGCCGGCACACTTAGCGCACGCTCCTGGTTCTGCGATCCAATCAACCATTTTTACATTTTTCATTCGATAAGTAGTCATGTTGACCTCATCAGTTAAACGAGCTGACTCGGTTCGAACTATTCGACGTGAATTGTATTCCATTTGTTTAACTCGATCAGCTACTGACTGACCTGGTTTGAATTGTGTCGGATTAGCATGTTCAGTCAGCATCCCATCAATATCAGTCAACTGCATATCATGTCTCAGATATTTATTGACCAACGTTTCAATGTCGTTAGCTAAGCTATCACTATCAATCCATAAATTAGCTGACCACTTGCTTTGCCTACGAGCTTGACTAATAATGCTGCCGATCTTTTTAGCTTGCTTCTTAGATAGATTAAACGAAGTCTTCATGCGCCTTAGTTCGGTGTCGGCATCTAACCCGATACGCCTTTCGATGTTCCGCTGATTTTTAACGGTCATGATGATAATAGCTAACCCTATTAAAGCAGCAAGAACATGTTTCCTATCAATGTGAATTTGTGCATTATAAGCCTTAATCCGAACAAACGCCTCATTAGGCCAATCACTCATATCAGTTTGTCTAATGGCATCTTGCCATTCTTTCAACTCCCAGTGGCTAGCGCGAATGCTGACCTGAGATACAGTCAACCCATTATCGTTAGCATAGCGAGCGTAAAACTGTGTTAAGTGATTACGTATATACATTAAGCATTCGCGGTAATATTGACTACTTTGAACGTCCGTTTGGTTGTCCAAGTCAATCAGCTGCTTAATTCTTTGACGTTCCTGTTGAATTGTCAGAGATACCACTCTCTACGCCCGCTTTCTGCTGGTCAGTAACATACTTATATACGTTTCCCTTAGTATCATTGGCCGCCTCTTTATTTTCTTCTTTGAGCCGCTCCACTTCAGCATTAGGATCATCGATACGCGATAAGAACCCAAGCTTAGTAGCGTCACTAACTTGCCCATCCAGTGTTTGAACCGTCTGGGCTTCTTCCAAAACGTTGTGTGGAATACTTTGCTTATGGTCAAACGTCAAATCGTTGGGATTGGCATTCTCACTCCATTGTTTGAAGAGAATAGTGAACATTTGACGCAGTGCTTTATCCATTTTGTGTGACTTAACTCGTGCTCTGGCCTGCATTGGTTGATATCGTTGCAGCAACGCCACGCCACTAATAGACTGAGCTGACATGCCAAAGCTAGAGTCATTTAGATTAACAACTTGTGATGTTTGATAAACCATATCAATAGCGCGATTCAAAAAATTTTCTTTGGCGTCATCATGCGGATCAGGCGATAAAAACGTTGCCGTTGGCGTTATGTTTCCCTTATTCATGTCGACCGCGGTTTTCTTTTTCGGATAAATGTTGATAACATGACTGTCCTGAAGCATTTCGATTTGTTTGCTATCTAACTTATCACCAGTAACAACTAAATAAGACTCATTGAATGTATCATTGTCATTACCCTTAGCTGACATCACATTATCAATAGCATCAATCAGGTTGATGGAGTCGTCGAACAGCCCAGCTCTATCAGAATCTTCAGCCAACTCAATCACTGGTAGCACTGGAAAATTTAACATATCGCTTTTAATAACATGAGCGGGATCTTTCGGATCGGTATTAGTTATTTTTAGAGCCCCAGATTCAGCACTATCTTCAGTGTCAAATTCGAAGACCGCGTTTTTGGTAATCAATTCCCCATATTTATGAGCCACCCCAGTTGAGTATCGAATAGCAAACATCGGTTTTCGCTCAACTGAATCATCATACACAACGATAGTGTCACGAGGTGAACATACCGCCATTTTTAATTCTGACTGTCCATCTACACTATCTTGTGCCGAATTCACTTCATACAAATACAAGTATGCCCGACCGTAGATATCAGCCTGTTTAGACCATTCGCTGAATACATCGCCGTAATCATTCTGATTAAGCCATGTTTTGATTTTGTCGTTCAACTTATTGTCATTTGTAGAATCCTTATTAGACTGATGCTTAATAATCACTGGGTCACCACTAAAATAACCATTAAATGTGCTAACTAGTTTTTTAGGCAAGTTAAATGCCAATCGGTTATCGGGCTTATTTAGTGGTTTATTTGGTCTATTCGTAATCTTGTGATGCCGACCAATGTAATAGTCATGCTTTATTTTATATTTATCTGCAAGATAGCTATCATGGTAATTCATAATCCGCTTAACGTCGTCTAGATGATCAATGATATTAGCTTCTCCAATATCTTTTCGGTACAAAAACACGTCATCATCCGTTATTGTGACATTGTCCGACAAAGCCGACTGTCCGTCATTATTATGCGCATCACGCAACAATGGTTCGCCACTTAAAACAAAATCCTGCATATTTTTGGGATCTCTGTCTAGCAAGAGTCAAATGCCTCCTTAATAATGATCGATTAGCTGAATGCCATCGTCTTCTTCATATTCTGGTTGTAGCATGGTGGCACAGAAGTAGCGCATAGCGTCCATCATGTGGTCGTGTTGTTTAAGTGGCTTATCCTCACCAAGCTGAGCTCTTTTCTCATCCCACACGTAGCTAGCTAATTCTTTAAATAAGCCCGGTAGGTTGTGCGTAAACTTAATTTGCCCATTACTCATAAGTGACTGCGTCAAACGAATTCCAGGCAAAACATCATTGTACGCTTGATAAACTGCGCGTCCTCGTGATTCAAGCTCGATAATAAAATTCTGTGCTGCAGGATCGACAATGATCGGTGCACTAATCAGCCCCAAGAAATTATCCAAATCATCGGCGTATTGTTGATCGGTCTTTTGAATACCACTATCATCATGACGTGCGTCATAATAATATTCGCGTAAGCAATACCAGATGCCATCAGAAAGCCCCCATAGTAGGAACACCGTAGGATTTTGAGCACCGTAGTCACATGAAACGTAATATTGAGTAATCGTGGCATAATCTGGTGCATCTGTTACCATTAATTGCTCGTCGAAATTGTCATAAATAATCCCATCGCTAAGTACCCACAGTCCTTCGATATATCGCTGATAAAATACCCCTGAATACATTCGCTCATATCGGTCAATAACTTCATCAGAAAGTGATGGGTTATCACTCATAACAAAATGAATGTGTAATGCCCTATGTTGCTCTAAATTGTCTAACCATTCTAGCTTAAACCAATGATACGGCCCGGCAGGATTACAGTTGAACCAATACTTGCCTCCGTCTCTTGACACACGCGCAGTAGCTTGATTAACAAAAGATTGTGGCATCAGTGCAACTTCATCAAAAAAGAATCCCGCCGCCGTAAGACCTTGAACCAAATCTTGACTGCCTTCGTCTTTGCCACCAAATAAGTAGTAATAATTGGTTCTGCCGCCATAACTGATCTCCAGCATATTATCTGCTCGTCTATCTTTAACGTGATACCCACGGCCCTCTAGCATACGTTTCAAAGGCCGTATGACGTTCCGACGTAATGACCCTATAGTTTTGCCAGCAATGCCAAACTGTTCCTCAGAAAAGCTATACATAGACCAGATAACGTATGACATAGACATGACCATTGTTTTACCAGCACGAACAGATCCATCACAAATTAGCGCTTCACAATCTTTCGTATTTGGGTCTATCCACCAGCTCAACACGTGAAGTTGCTTGCTACTAAATGGTACATATGGGGTTTGAATTTGTTCAGCCATACTATCTATACTTCCCTTCAGTCAATTTAGCTATTCCTGCTTTGACTGCTTCAATGAGCCCATCCTTTTCACCTGAACTAGTAACAACTTCCGGTAGCATTTTATAGAGCAACTCTAGCGCTTTTAGTCTGTCGTCAAGCTTAATCTCGGGACCGTTTTGACCAATATGAACTTCTTTGATCAGACGGGTATCTACATTACTATCTTCATTGAAATACGTGTAGGAATGCCGATATTCATTACCGTCATCATCAATTCGTTTCTCGCTGCCAAAATGAACGTAATCCCCCAGATCAGCAAACGCCGTCTCCAACAGTTTTCTAGTAACATCTAGTTGCGTTGCATGCAGCTGTTCCTCATTAAGTTTCTTGAGTCGATCTAACTCTTTTTTTATGTTAGGTTTTGTTAGGAAAACACTACCTTGAGTTCGGGACGTTTCCCAACTTGAACCATACACTTTATGATACGCCCAGGTGGCATTAAAACGCTGCATATAGTAGGCACAGAATAGCCTTTGCTTATCTGTTAAATCTCCAGTTTCAGCATCAATTCGTAGCAATTCATTCGTTGCAACAGCGTTGCGTTGTGTTGCAATACTGTTGCGTTTATCTGACACCAATTTTTGGCTACGAGTCCATTCTTCACGGTTTTTTCGTGAGCGTAATGTTGTCGGTTTAACCCCATACTGAATTGCAAGCTCTTTAGCTGACTTGCTGGACGTTTCATAGTCCTTCCTTATTTTCTTCCAATCGACGTCCATTACATATCACCACACCCAATCCTAATTTGATTATTTATGTTTCATTCATATATGGGGCTTCAATCTCAATGCCAGCATTTTTGCAAGCCATAAAGAACGCTTGATCATCACTAAAACCCGCACTCAATGCTTGTTGATACTGATAGGCAGCAATGGTTGTACTGTTATCGACTGATGTAGCAGCGGTTCCATCCTCGATTTCACGTTTAACGGTTTCATTGCGAACTGAATCCTGATTTACCAGTTCCTGAATCTTTTCAGCATATTGCTTTATAAATTCTGTTTTATTCATATGTGACAACTCCTTAATCCATAAATACACAGGCCACCTAGATACCTAAACTAACCAACCAAAGAATAACCATAAACACTGAATCAACTATGATTGCTATGATTCCATGCTTTAAAGTATCAAACGAATCAACACCGATACTGGAATTTTTCTGGAACAAAGCTGTCCACATGGTCGAGATTCCCGTAGCGCCCCAATAGTTCAACACAGGCAGCTTAAAAATTGGCACAATTACCCAACTCCAGGCCATCATCAAATATAATCCGCTAATAAGAATTGAAACAATCGCTAAGCCAATCGTCATGATCGATACTAGGCATCCTGCTGTATCTACTTTTCTATTTTTCATAGTTCCTCCTTGTTATACAAACGTGTCCTGGATAAACTTTTCAGCAAACAAATTTTTCCGTTGTTTTTCGGTCAGTTCATTTGTTGGCGTCTGACTTAGTTGGGCATAAAAATCACCATAGGCATCCCTTTCCAGCCCTGTGACGTAACAGGGAGGTCCTTCATATTCTATTTCTTGGTTATACGAATAAGCCCATGAAAATTGAACTGCGTTTTCTGGATTAAGCTTAACTGTGATGCGCATTGCTATCATCCTTTACTTTTGTGATTTCACCTACAGAAAAAGCACCACTCTTTTGCGAGTGACGCTTGATTCAAAATCTGAAAATTTAAATTTATAAGTGTCATTTACACTATCTCTTGCAGGATCTCCTTATTAGACAAGCAAATTAAAATGTGGAATAATACTGTTGTAACAAATACATTATGGGAGGTTATATTATGAGTCTAGATGACAAGATTGATAGCACCAAAGATAAGGTAAGTGGAAAAGCTAAAGAAGTTGAAGGCAAGGTTACGAACGACAAGGCCCGTGAAGCTGAAGGTAAGGGTCAAGGTATTCTAGGTAAGGCTAAAGATAAACTGTCAGATGCTAAAGATGCTGTTAAAGATACGGTTGATGACGTAAAGGAAAAGTTAGATAAAGACGATAAATAAATTATCATTTTTAAGAAGACCAAAATCTGGTCTTCTTTTATTTTTTCACGCTTGTTACCCTGTTTTTTCTCCACACTGTAATACGCGGCTTATGTGGTCGCTGCGGCTTTTTACGTTGCCACCGTCCATCTTTAAGCTGTCGCTCTAACTCGCCCAAGCAACGCGCCTCTGTATGGCTGACAAGGCCAAATTTTGTATTTACCATCTGGCCCATGCTGGCCACCTCCTACTGTAATAGTGATATAATTTAGTTGTATAAATTATTAATAAAGGGGCAAATGGTTATGTATAAAAATATCCTTGTACCTGTAGATGGTTCAGAAAACTCTCAGCGTGCTTTAAAACATGCAATTGAATTGGCAAAGTTAAGCGGTAGTAAACTCATCCTAGCGCATGTTATCGACATGAATGGTGTCTTCAACTATCCACAAGCTACCACATCTAGTGCGGTTAAAGATCTGGTTTCTAACTTTCAAAAACAAAGTAGCATTATTTTAAATCACGCCAAGAATCAAGCAATGGATCTAGGCATTGATGCAACGACCATTCAAGCTTCGGGATCTGTTAAGGAACAAATTGCTACAACGATTCCTAACGAATATGATATTGATTTAATTGTCATTGGTAAAACAGGACGCGATGCCCTTTCACGTCTAGTCTTAGGTTCTACAACTGCCTACGTTGTACGTAAGGCTAAAGCTAACGTGACTGTAGTAAACATGGATGATTAGGTACCCAAGACTGGCTTTGGCTAGTCTTTTTATTTGGGGCAAAATAAAAACGCCATGCTTTTAGCACGACGCTTGTATTTCTTCCTATCCACTAGTTATTACTGTATCAATTCAAGCACAACTGCTGAAATAACAATCACAGCGACAAACATTAGAGTCTCTAGCTTATCTCGTGTCATTAGGCACATCTTCTCTCTATTCTGGCTCACTGATCAATTAACTTCAAAACAGTTATGTATGGCCGCCTCGTTGGAAAGACGGCCAACTGTATGAAAGCCAGCGATGCAATGCTGACTCATATCACTAGCGTTATCAAGTTGTCTTCGCAACGCTAGTAAATGCGAATGGAGTTACATACTAGGTCGAACTTTGGGGGTACTTCCTAGTACAACTATATTGTAAGCGCTATTTAAACTGAAGGGTTAAATAACGCTTGTGAAATGTGCTTGGCAGTATTTAAGACCCGCACTAACACTATTATGAATCCTATACATTTTCTGCTTTGAACGGCACATACGTCTACCAAGAAAACTACGTTCAAAATTTGGTTCATGCCGGCCACCTCCTATTTTTGGGCAAAATAAAAACGCCCGAAGGACGTTAATTAAATTAAGTGCTGGTCTTTCTTTTACTTTTTGGCTCTTCAAATAAAGCAATCTTCACAATGTAATCGACGCTATAAAATACTTCCCATAACGAAATCAGTAACAACCATGTCCAAAAAACAATCAATGGCAGTTTGATATAAAGATTTGTTCCGGATGGTACAAAATCAATCATAACAGTAATTGCAACGAAAAAAACGTCCTTCATAAATGCATTTCTTAAATAGCTCATTAAATACTTAAAAGCATCAAATTTGTTTTCTTCAGTCGTATGATTGCTATACGTTGAGAATAGTTTTAATTTTTCAAAAAAAGACTGGACTGCATTGAAATAAGTAACCCAATAAAAACACCTAGAATTCCAAGGATTATGGAGGAAACTGTTAGAATGTCTGCAGTAGATAAACGCATACTTTTTACTAATCCCTTGATATATACTATCCCAAATAGAATAGAAAAGAAAAGTGCCACAAAGTATCTCCATCTGTTAATGAAATCTATCAGTCTACTCTTGAAAGATACTTTTATATTAGCCATCCTTTTTCCTCCTTCCTTGCTAAACTCTAGGAGCTGCGATCCTAGCTCTTTGTTGAAAATGCTGCTCTTCATTCAGATAGTTGTCTTCAATGAAATTTGTATATATATATTCTGCTCCCAAAGTAGATCTGCCTTCATCAACCAAATGAATATACGATCTCAACTTAGGCAATAATATATCCACATTCTCCAATGGGTCATCAACAGTTTGTCTTGCTTTAACACTCAATTGAGCTGGTGCTTCACCTGTATCTGTTAATTCATTTAAGCGTTCAATATCCCCAATTAAGTTCCTAGTTTCAACATTATCCAGAGTTCTATCTTTTTGGGTATAAGCTAACCCAATTTGCACATGAAATGTTACACCGTTGATCGAACTAGCTAATTCTAAAGCAGAATTTAATGTGTTTGAATTAATTTCAGTTCTAGTCAATGCTTGAATATCCGATGATCTTACATCAATACTACGATAAATTCCACTATCACCTACATGTCGTAACGCTTCATCATCTGGTATAATCTCCAAATCCACAATTCCTGGATTATCGGCATTTATAGGTTCATTAATCGCACGTTTCCACGCTAATCTCATAGCAGATAGAGCCAATTCAACTTGTTTTTGAGACAACCCGAAAAAGTTACTCTGAACTATAGTCCTTTGGTTAACTGGATCAAATACCAATAGGTTAAACTCTCCTAAAAACTGATTATCATTCAGGGAAACATCTTCACTATCGCCACCGCGAGTTGCAATTGCTGGCAAGTTGCTTGAACGTAACTTTTTAAGTCTGATATAGTACAGATTATTTTGTTCATCGTATCTGGAATCTTCAAATCTCCATTCCAAATCACCGAATTCTTGATTCTGCAGTGGTACCGCCATCGCTGGTCTATCTTCGCTTGGATTTACTTTAGTATTCAAAATCCAATCACAAAATGGTCTCATATCCCAATATTCTGGAATTCCATCATGTGTATCATCCTCTATATACTTTAAAGTAGGAAAATAATAGTTAAATCTAATTGATAGTTTTGCCATAAAAATCATCTCCAAAATTATTTAGTCTGTCATCATTATTTAACAACAAAATTAGCGACCAATCAACTTTGTGAATGGCCGCCAGACAAATTAAATATTGGATATGGCAACATATTATACGAACGTACGTTTTAAATCAAGTATTTTGATTTCTCACACCCCTCACCTCAATCGTATGTACAAATAAAGAGCCGCTCTACCACAGACGGCTCCTCAGACTAATTTCAAACTAAACTGAGAGAAGCTTTCACCTCTTTTCAGTTTAATTTGTATGACCCAGCGTTAAGCAAGATTTGTTTAGGGCCAATGTGCTTGGCAGGGATTTGCACCCTACATGGTGTGTGGTCACATGGGTTGTCAACCCACGCCCGTTACTCGCACCTAGCTAAGCGTCTACCTATTCCGTCACAAGCGCACGATGAGTTTTCGGTCATCATCAGGACTAACGCTAGGTTACAAGGCCACCCGCGGGGCAATTGGTGTGAAATCTAACCAATTATCAACAGGACTATTCCAATCGTATCGTCTATACTAATACTGAAGAAAGGAGGTGAAAATATGAATTTAATTTCTGTTGTCTCTAGTGACTTATCAGCCGTTGGCTATGAGCCAAGTACCCAACAACTAGAGATTGTATTTCACAGTGGCGGTGTTTATCTATATAGCGGTGTGTCACCTAGTGAATACCAAGGCCTAATGAGTGCTGGCTCAAAGGGACGGTATTTTCACGCGTTTATCAAGCCCCACCCCTATACAAGAATAGGCTAATCCATATTTACAATAATCACTGCCGGGCCATCAAAGCTAAAGGTGTTTTGATTTCCAACAGTGATTTTTGCTTTGTCCTCAAACTTTAAATTGATAGTTTGAATACCCAATCGCGACTGTAACTCATCTGAAAGCTGTTTAGTTGTCACTTGTGTCAAATCCATATTCGCCACTCCTCTATGATCATAAAGTTAATGTAATCTGTTGAATCCAAACCAACGTCTCCACAATTACGGCGTTCTATGTGATTGGCGTGGAATCGAACCACACACGGGATTCAAATTCAAGCCGCCCTCTTCTGGCAGGCCACCACCAGTTACAATCACAATATGGGCGCTATAGCCTTGGATGAACGGGAGAGTCCATCTCCTTTAAGTTATTGCGCCCGATGGACCTTGTAGGATTCGAACCTACTACCGAACGGTTATGAGCCGTTTACTCTAGCCGACTGAGTTAAAGGTCCAAAAGACCGGTTATGCATGCCGGTCAATTTTATGCAGGAAGGTTACTATCACAGTGGTCAATCATAAACCGCTGCTATGCCGGTGGCGAGATTCGAACTCGCTGCCTAGTGGCCTTGTAGGCACGGATTTACGGTCCGCTAAGTCCAACTTATGCGCCGACGTGAAAGGGTTGTCCCTATCACTTATTTGATACTACCAATATACGGCCAAAACCTGCTCTAAAAATCCCATCTCTATCCCAAATTTGTACCAGAATTGTCCGGTTTACGTCGCAAGTAGTCCGTGAAGTCCAACTCGTCGTTGACGATGCCCTTACTCTCCAGCCGTCCGGTGAAGGCATAGTAGAACTCGATCATCGCCGATTTCTTCCGCCGCGCAAATTGACTATGTCCCAAGTGAAGTGTCATCGCAATCTGCACGTCTAGGTCGTGTCTGACGAGCGACCGCCACACTACTAGACTTGCTACACTCGTGCAGTTCTGAAATGCTTCCATCGCGCTCTCAACGATAATTTGGCAGTCTGCCTGTTCCACCAGCTTACCGTCTCGGTCCTCGCTGACCCCTGGTGCCTTGGGCATGCCGTCATACTTCGGAGATTGCAAAGAAGCCATGCTCTTACCCGACTTCAAAACTAGTCGCATGAAGTATCGGCTAAAGAATCTCTTCACGCACTTGATCACTTCTTTATCGTTTGTTTCCTCGAAAAGTTCTGTTTGTCCTACTGCCATCATGGTCTAACCCCCATCAAATAAGCGTTTGTGGTATACTATGTGAGTGAGTTTACTTGATGGGGCTGCTGGCGGGCGGCCCTTTTTTGCTGTCTAAATATTTTGTGATTGCTTTTCCAGCTCTAGCCCATGCTCATAAACTGCATGGTTGAGTGCCACATCTACTGACTTTGCCTTTTGCACGTACTGCTCAACGCTTGTGACACGTTCATCGCCGCGTTTCATTGGCTGTCTCTCGTAGCTTCTTTCGCATGCAGCGCACCCAATCCTTGTCACGACCCATAACCCTAGCAATTCCTTGGTTGTTAGGCCTATTTATGTGGGAAACATTGTATGCCAGCTGTATTAACTCATCCGGCGTGGCTTGAAAGTGCAGTTCACCATTATTTTTCATCTGTTTGCGTAAGCTTTGAATGTATCCAGAAGATTTTTGTTTATCTAACGTAATTTGAGTATTTGTATACCCATGACAAATCAAAAGACGTAATACCTCATTTGCTGGTGTATGTTCGTAATCATTAATTCGATTAGCCTTCGCATTAATCTTCTCAGTAACCTTTTCAGGCCAATTACTTGGCTTTCCATAATTATCTTCAGCGTCGTTAATTAAGTCCATTAGTTTTGAATTTCTCGCCATTTTAGTCAATCCTCTTTCCATTATTCACCTAAGAGTGTACCTTCGACCCTAAACCTTTCTATCAGCTTTAGCTCGTAATTGGCTCATCGCACGAGAATCTGGGGCCAATAAAGTATTAATAATGAGGCTATTTTCAATTATTTGGCCTCTTTGTTCACGCCTCCTAATCTGTTAGTTTAAAAATCGGTATATCAGGAACGTCACCGCCTCCTGATGGAACGGTGGTTCTGTTTTTCTCATAGTTCAAAGCATCAGAGACTGTCGTAATATCGTTTTTTACCCAGCAATTAATCACTTTTTCCAGATACTTAGGCACACCAGCCGGGCTAACGTTATTCTTAGCAAGATAGTCAAGGCTGTGGGTCAATAGATCGTCCCCCACTTCTTGCCGGTAGAGTTTAAGCTGAGAGGTCATGTCCTTGTTCGGGGTCGGCCAATGACTCACATACGTGCGCGTTGACTTAAATTGATTAAATCCATCCCTACTAGAACCTAATGAACTAGTCTTGTCTTTGTCTGAGTCTGAGTCTATGTCTAGATAAGGTGAAGTTTCTGGTGAAGAACTTGGTGAAGAAACTGGTGAAGAACTTAGTCCTGTTTCTAGTTCATTTATAGGACCAGAGATATTACTTGGTGAAGAACTTAGTTCATTTATAGGACTAGAAGCTTCACCAAAGGGTGTGATGACATAAATTCCTGCCCTAGTACGGCCTCGTGATTTATAAGAAATTCGCTTGGCCTGAATCAAAATATTGCGATTACTGATAAGGGTGTTTTTGGACGCTATGCCCGTTCGAGCCATTAGTACCGAATTAGGTATGGACAATTCCTTTTTCCAACCGCTCTCGTTAGCGATCATCATAAGATGGAACCACAAAACTTGAGCATTGGGTTTCAAGGGATTAGTTTCGAGAAAATTGCGGAACGCTTTTAGCTCAACAAACAAATTCAAACCAGCACCCCCTAACTGTCTAATAAGTCATCAACGCTGATGATGTTTTCAAGCTGCTTATGTTCACGGCAATAAGCACAGCTACCACATGGAACAGGGGCCTGTACACCAGCAATTACATCCTCAAAATGGGGCAGTTGCTCGTCTATTCGTTGCAAGGCGTCCTCCATGTACTCATGAGGAATCGTGATAACCGCCTTATCCGGCGGACTTTGCTTTGTTACTGCAACAATGTAGGGTTCACACTCGATTCTGTACTGCTGCTTGACTAGCTCGCGATAGACAGCCATTTGAAGCTGGTAGTCATATTTCAGAACGAATGGTACCCACCGGTGACTACGGCTATCCCAAAACCGCTTAGACAGATCCTGCGTTGTCTTTAGATCGATGAAGTACCCACGATCTAGGTTCAAGCAGTCCAACTTGCCCATCCATTTAACGCCAGAAATTACGCCGGTAACGATCGATTCCTTTTCACCTTGATATAACTGTGTGAACGTCTTGTCGTTTTTGAGCGAGTCGATCATGATGTCGGCCTGCTTGTACTCACTCTTTAGCTGGCCTTTAGTCTTACCACGACTGGATAACATCACTTCCTTGTTGGCATCTAAGAACCGTTCGTGGGCCTCCGAAGACTCGAAATAGCTGTGCAGGTCATTACCAACCAATAAAGCGGTCTTATCCTCATCAGGTGACCACACGCCTCTCAATTCAGCTAATGCCTCTGCCTCACAGGCAACGAACTTCTTAAACCAAGTTGGGCTCATGAAGTTTTTATTGGCTTCTTGACCGTAGTAATTGTCAGAACTTAGAATGAACGTCTGGTGGGAAGAGTTCACCCTGTCCTTCTTCGGTGCTGCTTGCATCGTCACCATCCCCCTTATGATTTTCAGATTCTTCAAGGCCATCCAAAATATTGTTGACAGTGTCCTTGTCTTGCTTATCACCCGGCTTCATATTTTCAATGGAGCGAATATCGTCAGAGCTACTTTCGTCCGTATTTGTATCAACCGGTTCTTCTTGTTCTGCTGGTTCATCTGTTTCTGCTTGTTCAACGGGTTCAGGAGGCGTTGGTTCCTCTGTGTCCGCATTACCGATCAAATCAGTAACCTTCTTAGGCGTCACATCTTTGGCTGTTTGATCCTCGTCATACTCGTTGGAAGTAGTATTATTGATGGCTCCAACGACCAAATCTGAATCATCAGAAGTATTTAAAATGTTCTTAGCGGCCCGGTTAAGAACCGTCCGTTTGGCCATCTCGTCACTGAATTTATTTTGGACAGCCCCTTTAGACCGTGTCTGTGACCAACTGTTTTGAATTTGCTTGAAGGTCATTACAGTGTACTGGTGAGTCCCATCGGCCATCTTAATGACCGCATACACGTACTTAATTTGACCATCAAGGCCTTCTAATGTTGGCTTCCACTTGGTGACCATTAATCGATCATCTTCCGCGGAAATCTCAAAGTCATCACCATCGTGAACCACATTAGCCCAGCAATCGTCAACCTCCGACAGCCGCTTTAGTGCGGCCTGCGTCCCAAAATAGGAACGCTGCATTTGGACCTTATTTCCATACTTGATAAAATAAACTTGCGTTTTTGCAGGCGTTAATCCTTGAACAACCATGTCCATCAAAGCATTAGCGATAGATGTCTTCGTTTCAGGAACGTGTGCCGCAATCTGAATCAGATCACCATCATTGCTACTCTTCAAAGCAAAGAATGCGGACTTGAGAGCATTTCCAACAGCATAGTTGGCTGGCAGCTTCAAGCCATTCTCCTGATTCATCATTTGATTAATTTGGTTCTGAACACCCGCATCTAGTGAACGTTGGGTTTCTGCAACTTCGTTTGTAGCCATTTATTCTTCCTCCTCCAAATTGGGTGACCAAGCAACAAGCTCGTCGCTGATGCTGTATAGCCGATCAATCTCATCATTGCTAAGTCGATCATTCTCGGCCAACAATTGAACTTCCTTGAACAGATCAGATTTAATGTCATCTAGTTCAGCTAAATTAGTAGCAACCACTGCTTTAGGCTGGAAACGACTGCTTGTGTGTACCTTGACTACGTCCATGAGATCACCTCCGCGCCTTTAAAATCTTCCAAGATAGCTGCCAGATGGTCATAGTCCCAATCAATCTGGGATCCGTAATCCTCACCCTCAACATCTAAAAAGTCGTGCATTGAATCTTCATCGGTTGGTACATATCGGCCTTCTGCTTCCCAATAAGTTTCACCAGAAATCATGGGGTTGCCATTGGTATCTTTGATCATGAATCCCGTCTCAGGCTGCGATTCCAGTCGATTCATGTACCGGACAAAGTCGAATGTTGCATGATCTGGCACGCTCATCGCCATTGCAACCACCGCCCATCTGGAGTAGAATTAAGGTTATAGAAATAGGATAAATGTAATTTATCTTTGAGTTCTGAGCTGCCACTCAGGGCTCTTTTTTTATGCCAAAGTGTCATTTTTTGTCCTCCAATCCGAAGTAGTCATTACGCCAAGCCTTCCAGCCACCAACCGTTTCAACGTGCTTACGGAAGCGGTAGCCGGCGTAGAAAAGTCCTACAATGCTGCCGATCCATGTTGCCGCTTCGCCAAAATAGAAACACCAAAAATCATAAATGCTTTGCAAAATCATTTTTTAACCCTCCTATACCGTTACACTCTTTCGATTACGGTTTTCTTCAATCCACTCATCAATTGCTGGTCGAAGATCGACTGACAAGTTGTCATGCATGAATCGATCAACCTCAAACTTCGGGATTGATAACTGTCCCAGCTGTAAGCAATTCAGCTTCCCCAATCCAATCAGTGCCCGGACCTTGTTCGGAGAAATCTTTAGTTTCTTGGCCGCCTGTGGAATTGTGTAAACATCTGCATCAACCGTGCGCTTGAGCACTACTGTTTTAACCATTTGAATCCCCCTAACTTGTTATGCTTGTTGGTTTCATGGACAATCTTTAGCATGTCCTGACGGGACACGTCTTCAAATTGACCATTAAAAAGTAACTCCATACTGATCAGCTTGATTCGCTCGTAGCTATACTGCTCCGCCTTCTTGCATTGATCATGAGTCCATTTTTCACGTGGTCGGTCTCGCATAAATATTTTGACTTGCCGCCGCAGCTCTATAACCGTCGCACGTTGATCGTCGATGGCGTCCAACGTAGCAAAAGGCGCATCTCTGAACTTAGGCGACCAATCTTCCGTATCAAACATCTGAATGGCTTCAAAGTAGGCTGCGGCTAGCTGATTACTAAACCGGTAGTCTTGTAAGTAAGTCGCGTCCTTAACCGCATTAGCTGCCGTCGTATCTACCGTGTGACGATTATTGGCAATGCCTTGGGCCGTTTGTCCGGTATCTTCTGCCATAAGCTTGGCTGAAACGTTATTACGCTTCATTGCATTATCGAAAAATGTACGGATGTCACGAGATGTTTTTATCACATCCATTACAACTGCCTCCTTGTGTTTCGACTGATGTACTACAAGCACTTGTAGTACATAATTTAATTAGAATGAAAATTCTAAATCCTCTTCGGCTCGTCTTTGGCGGATATTTAGCTCACCGCCTGCATCTTTGAATAGCCGATTTAAGCGTTTATCTTGCTCACCTGGTAATTCATCAGCTGCAAGCATAGCTTCTAGCTGACCATCAGTCAGTCCTAACGTATCTTTGATGGTTTTAATCTTTTCTTGTCGTGTCATTTTGACACCTCCTTTCTAACGTAGAAAACCTGCAACAATACAGGTAATTAAGAGTAAACTTGGTAGATAAATCACACGATTCACCTCAATTTTGGAAAATACATTATCCTTTTATGCGATAATTAGTACAAAAGGAGTTGTCATTAATGCCAGCTATTGATAATAATTGTATTGAAAAAATCTCTAAAACTTTGGGTGAATTGCTTACTGGTTCGGAGATTACATCTATGTTTCATCAACTCGAATTAAAAGACTTTGACGCGACCAGACAACAGCAACTAAATTTTCCTACATTCCATTCAACTAAATGGAGAAGGATTAACGAGTCTGTCACTGAGGCATGTAGAACCACCAATAGTGCTAAGCCCTTGTTTAAAGCAATCGAGTACACCATGCGCCCTGCTAATTTTCTTCATGACGCTGAGTCTTGGACAATTAACAAACAAAGCGTTAATGAAGACTTAATATTCTATGGTTTCCAAATTAACGACTCTGGAAAAATTGAATCAACACAAGCTGCAACAACTTTTAACGAAGCGCAACAGCGTCTTCAAACTTTGACTGATAAACTCGCTCAATTAAATATTCACCCATCCGTACTCAAATACTGTCGTACAGAATTGCTTCAAAAAAATTACTTTCACGCTCTACTCGAAGCAAGCAAAGGGATAATGGATCGGGTTAGAGCAATTTCAGAGCTATCGGACGACGGAAATACTTTAATTAACGAATGTTTTTCTCAAAAAAATCCAATAATCCTAATTCGCTCAAATATGCTAATTACTCAAACGGATAAGAGCAAATATCAAGGCTTGAAAAGTCTTTTAAACACCATTGTGTACCTGTACCGCAACCCCAACGCACATGAACCAAAGCTTTATGATGTGACAAGTGAAACAGATGCCGTAACCGCCCTTACTCTTATGTCATTAGCAAATAGCCTTCTAGACGATTGCATTAATGTTCGTGATCTTGATTTGAATTAGTCAACATCGCATAACCTAGTGCTACTAAGCCAAGAAAAATTAATCGATAGCTGCCCCTAGGATTTTTCACTTGATGTTCTCGTCTCAATTCAATTTCAAACAAATCGTTAACTGAACTAGCAATTCTTAACTCTGTCTGCCGAAGTTTTTTGTCCACATCATTCATCAGCTCACCTCCTCAGAATGTTTACATTTTGTTAACTCTATATTCAAAAAAATATCATCGGGTTTCAAGCCAAACACAGCTGCTATTTCTTGAGCCGTTACATAGCTCAACCCACGTTTTCCATTTTCAATTAGAGAGTAGTACCCTTTAGAGACGCCAATTTCATCTGCAACGTCCTGCTGAGTTAAATCATTAGACTCTCTAATCTCTTTAAGATGAGTTAACATTATCATCGCCTCCTGTTTACCTTATGTAAATATAATACATCCATGTTTACCTTTTGTAAACAGCTAAGTCGACATTTTGTAAACTTTTACCAATCTTATTGAGTTTACTAATTGTAAACCCTAAAATAATAAGTAAATGAGGTGTTAATTATGGGCTTAGGTTCCCGTATTCGTGAACTAAGAAAAGATAAAAAACTAACTCAAGAGCAACTTGGCAAGGTCCTTAATGTATCCAAAGCATCAATATCTGGATATGAAAACGAAACTCGCGAACCCGATAGCAAATCATTAGTCAAAATTGCGGAATACTTTGATGTTTCCCTAGACTATCTGTTAGGCAAAAATCAAACTCCTAAATGGGCTAATAAAAAAGACACTAATGACTTAGAAAAATTCCTAACTGATAATGAAGGATCCATGACTTATGGCGGCGAGGACCTCACAGAAGAAGAAAAAGAACAAGTGCGTGTGGCGATGACAACGATTTTCTGGAAGCGCCATAAGCACGACTAGGGGCTGATTGTTTGGAAAAGATAAGTAACGTTGCGAAAACAGTAATGAATCGATACCACACCGCCAATCCCTTTACAATTGCAGAAAGACTTAATATTCAAGTCGAATGGTGCTTGTTTGGCCATTATCCACTAGGCAAAACTGTCTATGATGGTGACCAGCCTGTTGTTATGCTCAATACAACAATTAGACATACCCCTACCCAATACTTTGTTATGGGCCACGAGCTAGGCCACGCCATCCTTCAAGAGGGCCTGGTCGGCTACTATACAAGTAGCAACAAGGCACACGGTCAGCTTGAAACTGAGGCAGACGAGTTTTCGGCCGCATTGATGGGTTTACTATTTATTGAAGATAACGATCGTATGCCGTCTTCGTACAAAGACTTAGCACGCCAATATGGCCTACCCTACGATTTTGATTAGGTAAGCCTGCCTGATATACTTACAAATCTGGAAAAAATATAATGTGTCCAAAACTGATGACGCTAAAAGCTGTACATATACCGGGAGGAAAGCATGGGAATAATTAAAATAATTGGACCCTTTGTGATAGGATCAATTTTACTATCTGGATGTCAAAGTTCTGCTAAAAGCGGCAATAACATAAAGGACAATAAAAAGGTCACAAACGTTAGCTTGCGGCTCAAAAAAATAGAATTTATGATATAAGCCACGCTGAGGGTAAGACTGTAAAAGGAGCCAGTGTCATTTTTGTTCCAGAAAACAAGCATAATGATGTTGAGAAGATCAAAGCTGGCAGCGATGGCACTTTCTATGAAGATGCACTTGTTCCGGGAAGATATGTCGTATATGCCAAAAAAGACGGGATAAAAAGTAATAAACACCAGTTGAGGGTTATGAGCTATCTTACGACACACAACACCCCTAGCTCTAAAACTGCTGACACTGACAGCGACTCAAAATCATCTTCAATATCCGCAAGCATTGATAGTTCAGTATCTGCTTCACTTGATGAATCAGTGAAAAAACAAAATGAAAATTCGTCAACTAAATCGAGCTATAGGTCTAAATATAAACGTGTAAGTCTTGAAAGTTTCACTGATAACCCAGATAAATATGATCAAAAACTGATTAAGGTAACCGGAACCGTCACATATATTCAGCGAAATTCTGACAATAATACCATGGACTATATTGTTCTAAGTAATAGTGATAACACAGCTGCTACCGTCGCCGAAGTTGAAGTTGAAGACATGCACTCTCACCATATTTCAGAGGGCAGTAATATCACTATTTTAGGCGGTGGACTTACTAAAACCGTCAAATTAAACGGCAAAACACTTGAGTCAGATATTATCGAAGACTTTGTCCAATAGATAATAGGCTTGATTGGTCCACACCCGAAGACCTAAAAAGCTGATCAAATATTTTTACAGGAGGATATCATGAAAACTATTAAGAGAGGCATTACGATAATTGCTTTGACTTTCACCCTGTTTATGGGTGGTGCAGCGCCAGTTATTCCCAATACTACTGTTGCTCACGCAAAAACTACATACGTTTGGATTGCTCCAAATTATGGCACTAAATGGCATCATTCGAAACATTGCCGCGGCTTAAATGCAGCTAAACATAAGAAACACGTTACACTGCACTGGGCAAAAAAACATGGCTATAAGAAGTGTCACTGGTGTTACTAACAAAATAATCAGCTTCTGTCTGGTGACTCCACTCGGTTCGATTCCGGGGTGAAGCATATTGGACCTTTAGCTCAGTTAGCTAGAGCAGACGGCTAGCCGTGCGGTCGTTGGTTCGAGTCCAACAAGGTCCATTTAGGTAACTATCTGAGGAGATGGCTTTAACGTTAAAGAAAGATGTTTTTCAATTGATAAATGATCTAATCGACCACTTACCAGTCATTGCTCTGATTGTATTAGTTATCATAATTGTGTCCTTTTACGTTTTTAACATACGGTCAAAACACTAACTTTTGCATTATGGAGGTAATTAAATGGTTTTTACTGATGTATTTAATGTTAAACATGACGACTGCAAGATCATCCAAACTCAGAACGACTTTAAACGTGTGTTTATTATTGAAAACGAACAGGGAATACGTTTTACCTGTTTGAAAGATGATGCACCTCGCTCTTCCAAAATTCACGATCATTGGAAACATGCCAAGCCTAGTGCTTCTCCTGATGCACATCCTTTTCATGATAAATTTGTGTAACTGGATTGTTATATGCCTAAGACGTAGCTTCTGCCTGGTAACTCCCTTCGATTAGATTTCAGGAATAAGCATAATTTCAAAAAAATGTTGTAGTCAATGTCGACAATTATTATCACTGGTCTATTATTTTCGTCCAATTCGTATGGGTATAATTTATGTCCGACTGATATGGGAGGTATTAATATGGATTTCGTTGATGTCTTCAATGTTAAACATGAGAACTGCAAAATTGTAGAGACTCGGAATGAGTTCAACCGCATTTTTATTATTGAAAATGAACAGGGCGAACGCTTCACCTGCCTTAAAGAAAATGCTCCTATTGGTAAAAAATTTGGCGGACATTGGAAACATGCTAATCCACAAGATTCTCCTGAGGCTCACCCTTTCAGAAATAGATTTTAAAGCCTTATCAAGTATCTATTCAATTATCCTATTGTCACACCCGATGACGGTAAAAGCTGACTATATATTCATAGGAGGTTCGTTATGAAAAGTATCAAAAGGAGTATTACGGTAGTTGCATTGTCCTTCACCTTATTTATGGGTGGTGCAGCTCCTATTGTTCCAAACATCACTACTGCTCACGCAAAAACTACATACGTTTGGATTGCACCCAAGCACGGGAAGAAGTATCACTTCAATAAACATTGTCGCGGTTTGAAACACGCTTCATATAAAAAGCACGTTTCATTGCATTGGGCAAAAAAACATGGATATTCAAGGTGTCATTTTGAATAACAGCTTCTGTCTGGTGACTCCCCTCGGTTCGATTCCGGGGTGAAGCATAAATCGATTCTGGTAAGCAACCATCTTCTCATCGATTGAAAGATCATGAATCGTCGCACTAAATAATCAAGTAAGGAGGAGCATCCAATGTATGCAAGCCAAATGTCAATCAATAGCTTTAGAAGATTCACTAATACGAAATTAAGAATCGGCAAATACGTAACCTGTATTGCTGGTCAAAATGGAGTTGGTAAATCTCAAATTTTAGCTTTGCTAGGTAATTGTGGACAGCTCGCTAAGAAACAAGGAGAAAGTATACAAGGATACCCATTTCGTGCTGACTGGTCTGAAATTGTTAAAGGTGACATGAATCATGACAATTTAAGTTCGGTTAAAAATGCCCTATCTATACACTTTGAAGATATTCCTCAAACAGATGGGTCAGACTACTTTAAATACTCTTTTAGTTCAGATTTAGCATTCAGAACTCTATGGCAAAATAAACCAATACTGGCAAAAGATGCTAATAAGTTCCTTAAATCCGTCACCTCCGATGAACTAAAAGAAAAAATAAGCAAAGACATTAATAATTTGGATAATACTTCCAAAAAGGAAATTTCTGTTCCTGATAGGTTTCGGATTATTCCGATGAAAAATGAAACTCGAAATACTGAGTCTAAACTGGAATTTCCAACATACTACTTAGGCTTAAGTCGCCTCTACCCTATTGGTGAGGCAAAAGAAGTATCTATTGCAAAAAACAATTTGAGCAGTGATCAGCTTGAATATTTCAGAACAAATTATACCAAGATATTTGATTCGAGTGATAAAATCGAAAATCTCTCTGATTTATCCCTTTCAGAAAGCTCGAAGAAGCATGGTTTGGGATTAGAAAATTCATTATATGGTCCAATTGGGAATTCAAACGGTCAGGACAACTTAAACCAAATAATTGCAGCATTTGCCTCGTTTCATCAACTGAAAAAGATACAGGGAACAAACTTCATTGGAGGGCTCCTACTGATAGATGAACTGGATGCCTCTCTTCATCCAGCAGCTCAAAACAAGCTGCTGAATTTCATTATCCACGAATCAAGAGATATCGGAATTCAAACTATTTTCACAACACACTCGTTAAGTCTTCTGAAATATTTCGTTCAAAAACAAGATGGTCAGAAATCTGGATCTAACGAAATCGAACTAACATACTTAACTAGGGGACATGGAATGGTGGAGGTAAAAGAAGATCCTAAGTACCAATGGATTGAAAATGAGCTACTGACATCGTCAGGTCAAAGAAGAAGAAAACCAACGATACCTGTACTGACAGAAGATGACTCGGCCACCTGGTTAATCAAACAAATGCTTAATTACTTTGAAATTGATAATTCAAAGTTTGACTTTTTAAATTTGTCTACTGGATGGGAGAACATAATCACCCTGATTAAGCGTGACTTTAAATACTTCGGAGGCTATATTACTGTATTGGATGCAGACGTTACAAAAGAAAAAATAGCTAACAAAATTAAAGGAACAAATTACGTTTTCAACGATAATCCTGTCATCGAAAAGATTACGAATAGAGACATTCTGTCACTCCCAAACCTACTTCCTGGTAAATGCGACCTACCCATTGAAAAAGACTTTCGACCGTATATTGAATTAGAACTCTGGGAATATCTAAACCATCTCGATGCAGATTCTCCATTTTTCAATGATGAATATATTTCTGCAATTCCATTTTATAAGAGAACACTAACTAGTGAAGGTCCAGATAATTACAACAAAGGAACTTATGAAAGTAAAGTCAAAGCATGGTTTAAGGATAACGGTAGCATTGTTGAAGCGTCTATACCCTACTTTTTTGAATCCAACCATGATAGTATTCGAAAATTTGTTAATTTGATAATCAAAAAATATAATTTTTTGATAGATGAAAGATACTCCCAGTTGAGACCAATCAATAAAATTAAGTAATCTGCCCATGGCCAAACAACAAATTATTTGTTACTCTAAGTTTAGAGGTGATGACTATGCCAAAAACCGATTCCCCGTTCAGGTATCCCGGAGGGAAGACTCAGCTTTATCCATTTGTCAAAAACATTTTAGACTTGAATGATACTCACAATACCTATATAGAGCCATTTGCTGGTGGTGCCGGTATCCCAATTAAGCTAATATTAAACAATGAAATTGAAAGTGTCTGGATTAATGATTATGACAAATCTATTTTTTCTGTATGGTATGCTATTCTTCATCGTCCATCGGAACTTATTAAAAAAATAAAGCATGTCCCTTTTGACTATACTAAGGGACATCTAATTTCTCCAAATCACAGCATAGCATTTTGGAGAAATCAGCAGGCTATTTATCTAAAAGAGAAAGGTCATCAATACTCTTTAGACCTAGCTTTCGCTACACTTCTGCTTAATAGAACCAATACAAGCGGCATAATTACCGGCGGTCCGCTTGGGGGCTATGAACAAAATCATACAACCCAAATCTATGCTCGATTCAATAAGCAAACACTTATTGACAAAATTAATTTAATATATTCATTCAAACACAGGATTACCCTGACACGTTTAAACGCTTTGGACATGATTCCAAAAATTAGAGAACGTATTGACCCTACAGACAGTTTTATTTTCTTTGATCCCCCTTACTTTGAACAAGGTAAGAACCTATACTACTCCTCGTTCAATGAAAGTGGCCATTTAGATTTAGCAAAAGAAATACTGGCCCTAACTACCTACCATTGGATAACTACCTATGACACTGCTCCTCAAATTCAAGAAGATTATAGAATGGCCACGAAACGCTTTGAATATTATCTGAACTACTCAGCAAATAACAAGCGTCGGGGACAATCTTCAGAGTTTATGTTTGCAAGTCCAATTACAAAGATTGATTCATTCGACAAAGTTAATCTATCTCCGCTGACTGAATAGTTATTGTAATAACTTGAAAACTACGAATTATCAAATTAAATGTAACGTCTAACTCATAATTATAATCCGCGACAAAACGCAGGTTCCCTGAACCCTTAGATCAACAGGATAGAGCAACAGTTTCCTAAACTGTAGGTTGCGAGTTCGATTCTCGCAGGGTTCATTGGACCTTTAGCTCAGTTGGTTAGAGTAGACGGCTCATAACCGTTCGGTCGTTGGTTCGAGTCCAACAAGGTCCATAGAAGCACAAGAGATCCCTACCCGGGATTTTCTTTTTTACCATCAAAAGAACATATGTTTGTGTATTTCAATTATTGATATACAAGGAGGAATTATTATGTCAGAAGGATCACTAAGGAAACGTGGAGATAAATGGTACTACTCTTTTGAAGCCGGTAGCATCGATGGATCGCGAAAACGTATCGAACATCCCGGTGGTCGCACCAAAGCAGAAGCATCGGCCGCCCTTCGTGCGGCAATGCAGGAGTACGAAAATGGAGGAGTCAAAATAAGAAGGAATAATTATACCATTCATGACTACTTCGACTACTGGTTTGATAGCTATGTAATGAAAGAGCTTCGCCCAAATACACAGAGCAATTATCGGAATGTGATTGATAAGTACATCGATCCGGCAATTGGTAGATACAAGTTAAAATCAATCAGTCCCGCCAAACTGCAAAAGATGATGGATGATTTAGGGAAAACAGGATTGTCAAAACATTCAGTTGAAATTATTTTGACCGTTCTTCGCAAGGGACTAAAGATGGCAGTCTTCCCCTACCAGCTGATTAAAGAAAACCCGGGCAACTACATCGGCATGCCCCGTTTCCCCGAATCCCATGGTAAAACACGGTCAGATTTGCGAATTATCACACTCGAACAGTATCGCCAGATACTCGCAATCACCCCATTTTCTAACCCCTTTAACGTTCCCCTTCAACTAGCCTTTGGCACGGGCATGCGCCGAGGTGAGGTTAGCGGACTAGAATGGAGCGCAGTTGACCTAGAGAATGGAACCATCGACATCCACCAAGCTATGCTTCAAAAGACCAAGAAAAAACGAAAGGCCGATGCTGAATATAAGACGAAAGTAAAATACTCCGATCCGACAATAAAGCCAGATCATGAACGGTCTTCCAACGCTCCTTGGGATTTAGGTCCACTTAAAACATCCGCAAGCTATCGAAAAATTTCGATTGGGCCTTCTGTTATCGAGCTGCTAAAGAAAAAACGCGCCGACCAAGAAGTTCAGCGGGCGCGCTATGGGAAATACTACTATGATTCTGATTTTGTATGTACGAAAGAAAACGGGAAACCTGTCACCCCGAATTCTATCAAATACCACGCTGATAAAATTCAAAAAGAGTTAGGCTTCCCGTTTGACTTTCATTCGTTGCGTCACACTCACGCAACTATGCTTTTGCAAAATGGAGACAATATCAAATCAATTCAGAAACGTTTAGGTCACGCTAGAATATCGACGACACTAGATACCTATGCCCACGTTACCGATGAGATGAACAAAAAGTCAGTTGACATTTTTGAGGACGTGATGGCCGACATCAGGCAGAAATCTAGTGATGAAAAACAATCCTAA